GTGACATTCTACCTGTTGTCACGAATCGCCCTTTCTTTATTTATGACCATAAATATCGATGACATAACTTTGGTCTTGATCTTTATTCAAGGCAAAGATATGAAATTGACAATCAAGCAAGAGAAGTTCTGTAATTATTACTTGGAATCAGGCAATGCTTCCGAGGCGTATAGGCGTGCTTATTCTTGCGAGAATATGAGACCCGAGACTATTAATATAAGGGCTTGCGAGCTTCTAGCCAACGGTAAGATAGCGGTAAGGGTAAAAGAGTTGCAAGCTGATTTACAAAGAAGATCGGATATAACCAAAGACGAGGCTATTGATATCCTTAAGAATATCGCACGGGCCAATGTCGTGGATATGTTGCAAATCAAGAGGGGGAAGAACTATGTGATCTTCTTGATAAAAGATTTGTCTAAACTGCCTTTGTCTTTCCAATTAGCTATCCAATCGGTCAAAAGTACGGATAAGGGCTTTGAGGTAAAGATGTATTCCAAGATAGACGCTTTGGATCGCCTTTCGAAGATGATGGGATGGGATGCGCCTGTCAAATCGGAGGTCAATATAGATGGCGAGGATAAATCCATAACTATTCAGGTTATTGACAAGAGGGAGGACGTTATCAATGGTGATACAGACGACTAGGATATATACGGAGGTACAAGGCGCTTTGGATAGCGGTTATAAGATCATATCTGCCCAAGGATCTTCAAGGAGCAGTAAGACTTATAACATATTGATATTCCTTATAGCGTATATCCTTCATAACCCTAAGCTGTCTCTATCTATCGTGAGGAAGACATTACCGGCGCTGAAGGGATCTGTCTTCCGGGATTTCAAGGAAATCATGATTGATAAGTTCCGTATATGGGATAATAGGTGCATGAACAAGTCGGAGATGGTTTACTCGTTCCCAAATGGATCATTCGTGGAGTTCTTTTCCACGGATGATGAGCAGAAGATAAGAGGAAGGAAACGTGATATACTTTATTGTAACGAGGGAAATGAGATATCTTATCTTGAGTGGCAGCAACTGGTGATGCGTACCACTCTTTTCTCTGTCATTGATTATAACCCGTCGTTCAGTGACGAGCACTGGATTTGCGATCTGAACAATGACCCTAGGACGTATCATTTTATATCCACTTATAAGGACAATCCTTTTTTAGAGCAAACAATCATCGATGAGATAGAGTCATTGAAGAATAAGAATAAGGTGCTTTGGGCGGTTTATGGGTTAGGGCAGCGGGCGATGGCCGAAGGTTTGGTGTTCCCTGATTTCGAGATCGTGGACGAGTTCCCTTCCTATGCCAAGCATGTGGCGTTAGGGCTTGACTTTGGATATAGCTATGACCCTACCGCTATAGTTAGATGCGGACTGGTTGATGATAGGTTATATCTTGACGAGAAATGTTACCGTACCCATATGTTAACCAAGGAGATTATTAAGGTATTGAAAGACCTTGGCTTGGTGGTTTACGCTGACAGCGCCGATCCAAGGCTTATACAAGAAATATCAAATGCGGGGATAATCATATACCCTGCGGACAAGTACAAGGGATCTGTTATGGGAGGTATTATCAAGATGATGGAGTATAAGATTTGTGTCACCAAGAGATCTTTAAACTTGATAAAAGAGCTTAGGAACTATGTATACGCCCAAAACAAGGACGGTAAATTTATCAATGAGCCTATTGACGGGTATAACCATCTTATCGATGGGGCACGTTATTGGACGATAGGCAAGCTTCTAGGAAAAGTATTAACAACAAGACTGTACTCGAAGGAGGAGTTAGGATTTTAACATGAATTACATAGACGCTATATTTCAGGTTTTCCAAAACAAGATATTGAACTCGTTGGGAGTGGAGAGGGACTTTGTCAGCCTTATCAAGGATAGGGATATAAGCCGGGCCATGTCAATGATGCAATGCCGGGACAGGGATGTTTCCCAATCGATCTTGGAGTATAACCCGGAATCCCATGAGGTTAATAAACGTCCTAATAAGCACAGGAAAAATCAAGAACCGTATATTACGGAGAAATTGCCAAGAAGAAGGCAAGCGTATATAAATGAGGTCGAGTTGTTTTTTCTCCTCGGGCAGCCTATCTTGTGGAAAGCTGTATCGGATGATACGGATAAGGCTTTCAGAGCATTCGGTGATTTTCTCCGTGATACTCGATTCAACACGACAATCCGGGAGGCCAAGCGTTTGGCTGGGGCGGAGACGGAGAGCGCTAAGGTTTATCATATATACAGGGAAAATGGTATGCCCCAAGTAAAGGTTAAGGTTATATCCAAGTCAAAAGGATATACATTGCGGCCTTTATTTGATCAATGGGATAACATGATAGCTTTTGGTTATGGATATACGTTGCTTGAGGGCGATAAGTCCGTAGAGCATTTTGATATAGAGACCCCGGAATACATCTATCGATGCAAGAGAGCGGATATCGGATGGGATGTTACGCCATTGCTTAATCCTTCGGGTAAAATAAATGTTATCTACTATCGTCAAAACAAGGCATGGTATGGGGTGCAAAAGCGTATAGACAGAGAGGAAGCGGTTGATAGCAAGGCGGCGGATTCCAATAATTATTTCTCCGATCCAAAATTGAAATTAACCGCTGATGTCATTCAGAGCATAGTAGGGGGAGGATCTAATATGGTAGGAGAGGTTATCACCATGTCCGATAAGGACAAAAGCGCTGCCGAGTACCTAGTTCCGCCCGATTATTCCACGATGAAAGAGGCGGAGAAAAAAGACCTGTCATCAAGCATACTATTCGATACGTTCACCCCGGATTTCAGTTATGAGAACATGAAGGGGCTTGGGACATTATCCGGGGAGGCATTGAAAAGGGCCTTGGCCCTTGGATACATGAAAAGGGATAACTTGAAAGAGATATATGATATATTAATAGACCGTGAGAAGAATCTTATATTGGCTATCATGATGAATGTAACTCATATCGGCATGAGAGAGGAGTTAAGCAGGCTCGACCTGCAACATGAGTTCTCCGAGCCTTTCGCCGAGGATAAGGATAAAAGAATAGATATGATAGCGAAACTCTATGATTCAGGATTGGTGTCCCTTCAAACGGCGGTAGATATGCTGTCCTTGACTGATAAGCCGGAGGAGGAGATTCGACGGATATTAGAGGAGAAGCGGGAAAAGACGCAAGCTCCGGATGATTCCACTCAAGAATAAGACCGGTTTAAGTCGTACCTTGATATCATTAAATTTAATGGGCGTGGTTATTTTATAGCCATACCCTATTGTTTTTGTGACAATCGGTCTATTGTCATGTATATAACCCGTTTTTATTTTATTACAAGCTTATGTATCAATACTTTTATGCGAAAAAATAAAAGCAAGAGCATGAAAGAGAAGATTTTCCAGCAGTTAAAACAGAAGTTCTCAAATCTTGGGTTAACGGAGGATGTTTTGAGGTCCGTGGCAGAATCATTGGGGTCCACTGGCCTGATTACGGACGATAATCTTGAAACTGCGGTAGCAGGGCAAGAATCAATGTTGAAATCTTACCAGAGTTCCTTGGATAAGGTGCGAACCGAATGCGCAAATTACAAGAAGGAATTAGAGGAGTTGAGAGGCAAGGGGGGCGGCCAGCAACAGCAACCAGATAAAAACGAGGAGCCGGATTGGTTCAAGAAGTATCGTGAGGAGCAGGACGAGAAAATCCGGCTCTTGACCTCCGAGAATGATAAAGCTAAGGAGGAGAAAGCACGTGCTGAAAGACACAATCTGATCCTTGACAAGGCCAAGAGCCTTAAGATCTCAAAGGAACGGATAGAGGAGGGCTTCGCTATAACGGACGATATGGACGATAATGCGATTGATACTTATCTGTCCAAGGTGAGACAAAATGAGGTCGCAAAGGGATTAGAGGAAAAAGGTTCGGCGTTCTCTGTCTCTACGTCCAAGGAAAAGAGCAAGGAGCTCGCTAAGGATTGGGCCAAATCATTGCCGGACGCTAATTAAAGTAAAAGATTATGGGTATCGAATTTAACAAAACAAAGATTAAAGTATCGTTCCCCGTCTTTTGGCGCGGGAAATGCGCAGTCCTTCCCGGAGATTTCAAATTAACCACTGAGTTGGCGGAAGGGACAATCGTGCGAAAGGGCACTCCTATCAAGCTGGACTTTGATCGCATGGAGTGCAAGATCTGTAAGGCCGTTAAGGTATTAGCCGGAGGAACGACCACTAAGCCACGTATAGAGAAAGATAGCTTTGTCGCCAAGGGAGATTCTATTGGTGGGCAGAACGTGAGTTCCGTAGATTCAAGCAACTCTGATTATGACGTGGTTACATTGGCTGCCGCTGTAGAGTCTGCTACAGAAGGGGCGATTCTTGCCGTGGGAACGGATGAGCCTGACGCTGTGGTTGAGACAACGTTTGTCTATACGAAGAATATGTCTTTCCAGACGGTATCGGCGGGATATGAGGTCCTTATCCTTAAGGATGTGGCTTATCCAGTCCCTTCCTCATGGTTGACGGGATTCAGCATGAAGAATAATCCCACTATTAAGTATATTAGACAGTAAGGAGGTGAACGATGGATGTTTATAGTTCTATTTTTGGCGAACTGACAAAAGAGGTTCAGATTCGTATTGACGCTGCCACGGAGCTTCGCAAGCGCTTGTTTGACCAGAATATCTACGAGCGTTATCTTGATTGGGATGTCCCGACTATCGGCCTTAATTTTGAGGAGCTGATCGGGCAATATAACTTGAGCGTTGCGGCGGCTACCCTTGATTCCAAGGGAAAGGAACCGATCTTGGGTACGGAGGGGCTTGAGACCTTGAAGCAAAAGGTCCTTACCCACCAGATGAGTTACTCAATGCCGATCGAGGAGTATCGCAAGGTCTTGCAGATCCTAGACTCTAGGATGTTGACGGATGACCAGAAGACACAGCAGCTCATTAATCTGATGTGGAATAACGTGTCTACCGTTGTCAAATCCGTGCAATCTAAGCTGGATATTATTTTCTTGGGTGCCTTGTCCAACAAGGGGGTATTTACCTTTAATGCCAATAATAACCCTGAAGGAGGGGTACGTGGTATTATTGATTACAAGATGCCGCCCGAGAATATCGCTAGCGTTACTCTTGACTGGACGGATACCAATAAGGACAACGTCGATCCTTTCGAGGATATCCAAGGTGTCGTGGATGCGGCCCAAGACAAGGTGACGTTTGATAGGATATTGATGTCTCCGGCCAGATTGTCTTATTTGCTTAAGAGCAGGAAGATGAAACAGGTCATTTTTGGGACCGACAAATCCGGCACTCCTCTTTTGATGTCCGGTTTGAATGAGTTCCTACGCTCTAATGACCTTCCTGTCATAGAGACAGTGAGACGTATCACCCGTATCCAAGACAACGGCAAGCTATCCGAGTACAAGCCTTGGAACGACAAGAATATCGTCTTTGTCCCGGCAGGTAAATTAGGTGTCATCAAGAACGCTTACGCCGATAATGAGTTGAGACAGGAACCGGGCGTTACTTACTCTAATTATGGCCGGATTCGTATCTCTCAATGGGGCAAGGGTGAGACGGACAATTCCAATGGCGTAGAGTTTACCAAGGCTCAATCGCTATCCTTGCCGGTCCTTACCGAGATTAATGGCATTTACTCATTGACGGTGGAGGCATGACGATAAGAGACTACATAGGGCAGAAATTCTCGGCTTATGGAGATCTATCCGAGGCGGATATGCTGGATTTCAGCATCAAATCGGGGTTATCCCCGGACGATGAGATGTCTAGGGAATCCATAGGCAAGGTGGAGACAGGGATGATAGAGATCATCCCGTCGCTGCTGTTGCGCCCGGATAGCGTCAGCGAGAGTGGATTCTCTGTCTCTTGGGACAAGGACGGCCTCCGGCGGTATTATTTGTTCCTGTGCGAACGGAACGGTGTTAGCCCGTATGTGTCTTCCGGTCTTGGGGTAGTCTCATCTTATACGGATTATTGATATGTATTACGCTCCTCACATATTAGAACGAAAAGTTGTCAAGGAATATGATCACGATGACAATGGCAATCCTGTTCCCGGGACTGGTGGTGAGTTATGGGAGAGACTGGGACGATGTAAATGCTATGATAAGAGCGCCGATCGGGTATATACGGTAAATGGCGTAGCCTTTGATTACAAATATCGTGTCGTGACAGATAAGATCAAGATTGATGCCGGGGATATCGTGAGAGTATTGAATCAAGATGGGAGTATTCGCGGTAGTGGCGTTGTTATCAACCCGATGCTAACGGATTATCTAAATTACGGGCAAATATGGCTGGAATAATAAAGTTAAGTTATGATTTGTCCGATGTGGATGATTTCATCTTGGAGGCCTATCGTCAGGTGTTCGCCTTTCTAGCCCAACTAGGGCAATCCGCTTATGAGACCGCCGTTCAAGAAGGTAAATATAACGATATTACCGGGAACTTGAGGAGTTCATTGGGATATGTCATATCAATGGACGGTAAGATCGTAAAGGAAGGCGGGTTTAAGAGGATAGATGGACGTGGGGAAAATTATGAGAAGGTTTTTTTCACGACCAGATCCCAAAAGACGGTCCAGTTCTGGGCTAAAGGAAAGTCCGGGGATGGAAGCGAGGGGAGCAGGCAAGGGCTTAGTTACGCTAGGGATCTGGCTTCTAAGCATACAAAGGGAGTGACATTGATTGTCGTGGCGGGAATGGATTACGCTAGCTATGTGAATGATATCCATAAGCTAAACGTGATAGATACTGCCGAGGCTAAAGTAATAGCTATGTTACAATGATAGTAAGCACGGACATACAGACAATCTTATATAAGAAAGCCTTGGAACTTGGTGTTACCGGGGTGTACAAGGAGGATGATACGCCTACAGGTAAGCTTGAGGAGGAGAGGGTTACCGTACACTCGAATTCCTCGGAGCCGGGAATTACATGGAAGGTGGGATTCGTTCATGTCAATATAGCCGTCCCTGATCTGGACGAGAAAGGAACGCCTGATTTGGACAGGATGAATAAGCTGGAACGTATGTCCATGGAGGTGTTCAAGGACACCTCGGTGTTTGATGGCACTCCTTATACCTACGAGGTAGACACTACTAGAATTGAGGTTAACAGGGATCTTAAATGTCACTACGTTAATGTGAGAGTATTATTTAAAGTTTTAAATGTAATAGTATTGTAATATGGGAAGAACAATTTCTGCTATAGGCGTAAAAAGGATACTTTATGGGGAGCCTCTGGTTGCCGCACCCACATACGAGAGCTTGGAGACGTTATTTACGGCTTTCAAGGATGTTCAAATCGTCCATCAAGGGACTTATGAATATACCGAGGAGGACGGTACGTTAACAGAATACAAGGATGAGTTGACCGGCCAGACATATCGGTCATCGTTTGAGGCAGGATCACAGAGCTTGAATTGGGTGATCGGGGCATATGACTTCGCTACCAAGGCCGAGCTTATGGGCGGTAAACCCTTGGATACGGATAAGGGATGGGAACGTGGCAACGCCGGCGAGCAACGATATAAATGTATCGTCGCTATTACCAATGATGACGTGGCTATCATTTTCCCTAAGGCGAATCTTGTGGGTCGTGGGGCTTCCACGGATGGGGCCGTTGGTTTGTCGATGTCCGCCACCCCGCTGAAATCATCCACGACAATAGCTTCAGAGTATTGGTTTGACGTGGAAGGAAAATCCTTGAAGGATTGAATGTAATATGTCTTATAGGAACGGGGACGGCGGTATTTTCCGTTCGTCCCCGTTTTTGTTTAATTCTAATTTTTTTACGTGACATGAACAAGGGTGCTAGTTTAGTGGCTGACGCTGTCCTAGGTGAGGATTTCAAGGTCGTGGTCCTAGGGGGGAAGGCGTATAAGGTAAGTCCTCCTACAATAGCGACGATTTGCAAAGGTATACAATACCTATCTCTTATTGATAAGACAACATCGGGCAAGGAGGATCTTGAAAAGGTGAGGAACGATCTGGAAAATATATTAAAGGGATTGTCTGTGTTCGTTTTAGGAAGCGCTGATATGTACAAGGAGATCGATGGGGCTACCCTCCATGAGCTAAGGGAGGCGTTGGAGACTGTCGTTAAATTCATATCCGCGGAGGATTTTTTCGTCTGTGCCGCCTTAGCCGAGAGCGTGGCAAGAATGGCGGCGACACCAAAGTGACAGGTAATGAGACCATGCTAGGACAAGTGGCCACGTTCATGGAATCGTTGGGATTGTCTTATGAGGACGTGGTTTATAAAATACCATATCGAAACCTTCTGATCATGCAGAAGGATATATTGCATAGCGTTTCCGGTGATTTGATCGTGGAGAGAACCGGGCGTGATTTGTTGAAGCGAAAGGAAAAGGAGGGTGATTAATGGCTAAACTAAACTTCGAGGTCGATGCCGATCTACAGAAACTTATAAATCTTCGAAAGGAGGTGGAGGAGTTGAAATCCGCCTTGAAGGATTTCGATGTATCTACAGATACCAAGGGATTTGACGATTTAAACCGGAAATACGAGGAGGCGACACGGAAACTAAAGGACTATGAGCAGCAGATGCAGAATTATCAAAGGGTAATAGAGCAGCTTAAGGTCTCTAATGGTATTATTGATGGGGTTCGTCAGATAACAGAAGAATTGAATAACGCTACCGATGTGTTTGTCGAGCAACAACTGAAGGTTAAAGGCCTAAGTGACGAGATCAAAAAGCTCAATAAGTCTTACTTGTCTCTCTCGGATGCGGATAAAAATTCCCAGAAGGGATCTAATATGTTAACCGACCTGAAGGAGAAGACCCGGCAGCACGCTTTAGAGAACGAGGCCCTGAAGAGGCTAAGGAAGGAATATTCGGACAATATCAAGATCGAGGGAGCTGCCTCGGATTCCCTTGTAGCGTTGAGAAAGCAATTGTCGTTGCTTAATGCCGAGTATGACCGCCTTTCCGCTACGGATAGGAAAGCGACCGTAGGGACTAACCTGCAAAAACAGATACAGGCCTTGAATACGGAGATTAGTTCGGCGGAGCAAGCTACCGGACGATATCAACGGAACGTCGGCAATTACGCCAGTAGTTGGAACGGATTGAGCGTGTCGGTTCAACAGGTCGCAAGGGAGTTGCCTTCCCTTGCTGTTGGCTGGAATACATTCTTTTTGGCTATATCCAATAACTTGCCGATGCTTGCCGATGAGCTGAAGAAAGCCGCTGCGGAGTATAAGGCGTTCAAGATGGCTGTAGCGGCAGGAAATAATGACGTGGCAAAAGTGGCTCCAGTCTGGAAGCAGTTGATAACATCTATTTTCAGTTGGCAAACGGCCTTGGTTGCGGCGATAACGCTTTTATCTGTCTATGGGAAGGATATTATCGAATGGACGAAAAAATTATTTGGAGCAGGCGAGGCTATAAAAAATACAAAGCAGCTACAAGATGAGCTAAACCAATCTTTTTCTAAAAATTCCGGAGAATTAAGCAAGTTGATTATTCAGTTTAAGTCATATCAAAGACAGTGGAAAGAACTTGCAGGTAATTTGCAAGAACAGCAGAAATTTATTGAGAAGAATAAAGATGCGTTTGATTCGATGGGAGTTTCGATTAAATCTGTAAGAGACGCTGAGAATTTGTTTGTGGATAATACAGATAATTTCATAAACTCATTGAAATTGCGTGCTCAAGCTACTGCCGCTCAAGATTTAGCTGCCGAAGAATATAAAAAGGCTATCCAAAAAGAAATAGAGGCAGATAAAATTAGAGAAAAAGCAAGTGAAACTCGTGAAAAACAGGAAATTGACGCAACCGGGGTTATACAAGATACTCGTTTTGGTAATATAAAATCTCATCAACAATTAGTAGAAGATAGGGCAAAAAGTTTTGATCATGAAGCGGAAGCTGTAGATAGAGACGCACAAGCCTTAAAGCGGAATGCGGACGCTTATTTTGAACTTGGTAAGGCAAAAGAACAGGCGGCTGATGATCTTCTTTCTAGTTCAGGCATTGAAAAGTACGATAAATACGAAGAAGATAGACTTAAAAAAGCTCAACAAGAAACAGAAAGACAAAAGAAAGAGGCTGAAAAACAAAAAGAAATACAAGAGCGTATTAATCAGCAATTACTTGATCTCCAGAATAAGAACCAGCAATCTAGGATAAATCTTATGGAGGAAGGATCCGATAAGCGTATCGCCCAAATAGAATATGATTACGATCGTGAAATAGAGGCTATCCGTAAGAGGGAGAAAGAGTGGCGTGAGGCGCAAGGGGGAAAACTCACGCAAGAACAAACGGTTGAAATAAAAACAGCCATTACGCAGGCTCAGGCTACCCGTATGCGGTCCACGCAAGAAGTAGAGAACGAACAGATCGAGGCTCAACGTAAAGCCATGAATGATTACCTTAAGGAATATGGCACTTATCAAGACAAAAAAATGGCACTCGCCGCCGAATACGGGCGAAAAATAGCGTTTGCCGAGACCGAGGGGGAGAAATTGATACTCGGGAAGGAATGGGATAAGCAGCTTTCCGACCTTGAGATAAAAAGTGGCAATACCGCCAATGCCATAATCGCTCTTTTTGGAGACATGAAGGACAAGACTCTAAAGGAGTTGATAGAGATATCCACCAAGGGAAAAGAGGCCTTGGAGTTTCTTAAGTCCGGAGAATGGGATGAATCAAAAGGCAAGGGATTAGGCATAACGCAGGAACAATTCGATCTTTGGTCTGATATGCCTGAAATAATGGATAGGGCAGGGAAAAGCGTTGAGAGCACCAACGAGAAGGTCGATGAGTTGCGACCCGCTTTTGACAAGGTGACAGAAGGAGTGAGGCGATTCTTTGCCGCTGGTAACGACCCCAAAAAACTGACGGAATCATTACAGCTCATTAATGAGGGTGTAAATGAAGTTATGACCTCTGTTCAATTCTTGTCAAATACCTTTGGAAAACTTGGTGATTCGTTCGGAGGTGCTTTTAATGACATAGCGGAAGGTTTAAATATGGCAATGGACGCTGTAAATTCCGCTATGCAGGGTGCGCAAGCGGGGGCGATGTTTGGCCCTATAGGGGCATCCGCTGGTGCTGCTATTGGGGTAGTGACCTCTCTAGCGTCCTCTATCGCTAAGATCCATGACAAAAAGAACGAGAAACGTATACAGAGATTACAAGACCAGATCGATGTGTTGGATGCCTCGTATGAGAAATTAGGCCGTTCCATAGAAAAGGCTTATTCTACGGACGCTTCTAAGCTCATAGACCAGCAAAATAAATTGCTAGAGCAGCAAAAAGTGATCATCCAACAACAGATCGAGGAGGAAAGGAACAAGAAAAAGACCGACGATGACCGGATCAAGGATTGGCAAAAGCAATTGGAGGATATCAACGCTCAATTGGAGGACAATAAGGAGAAAGCTGTAGAGGCTATAACAGGAACCGATGTCATGTCCGCTATTGACGAGTTCGCCCAAGCGTATTCGGAGGCGTGGGCTACAGGAACTAATGCGGCAGAGGCTTCGACTAAGATTGTCCAAAATTTGATCAAGACGGCTATCATTGAGTTCTTGAAGAAGAAATTATCCCCTTCCGTAGAGGAATTCATGAAGAAACTGGCCGATTATATGTCCGATGGCATCGTTTCGCCTTGGGAAGAAGCGGAGTTGAACAAGTTGAAGGAAAAGATGGACGCTGAGGCCCAGAAGGTCTTCGACACGTCAAGCAAGTATTTCCAAGAGGATAAGAATGATAAATATGAGCAGACCGCTACATCCGGAGGTTTCGAGAAAATGTCTCAAGATAGCGCCGATGAGTTAAATGGCCGTTTCACCGCCCTGCAAATGACAGGGGAGGAGATACTGTTGTTCTTGCAAGGCTCCGAGCAATTCTTGAGCCTCTTGTATATAAAGGCCAGTATGGACGTGATATCTGTAAAGATAGCCTCGTTGTATGATGTGGCGGATGAGACTAGGACGATGATCGCCAGTATCTATATAGAGTTACAGCAGATCAATGATAATACCGCCATTAGCGCAAAATATTTGAAAGATATAAAATCTGATATAGCTGTAGTTAAAAAGAACACAGAAGGATTGGCGCCTTAAATATACCAATCCTTCTGTATATTGTCACTTTTTATCGAAAGAAAGTACAGTCTTTTCATGTATACCATTTTCATTAAAGAAATGGTCTATTGAAGACAAGACATATTCTTGATTTTTTAAATGAAAAATGGCACCATTTTTCGTATATGCCATAAATCTAGTCGTGCTGTACTCTTTTTCGACAGATTGATCACCAAATTGAAAAAACTAAAATTGTGTCCATGATTAATTGAATTAAATAATACGCTAATATACTAAAATAGTTTGATATGGAAGTAAGAGATGTAACAAGGAAAGCTATAAAAATAGGGGCTTGCAGTGAATCAGGCAAGGCCACTGACTGGAAGAGCCTATGTTGGCTGTTTTTTTCCCCGCAAGGGCGGGAGTTTTGCGAGGAGAATAATTATCCTTCGTTGGATTTATTTAGAGGCATGGCTAAAAACATAGCTCCCTACGGGATATACGTGGATTGTGATCTAATTGAGCTTAACAATAAAACAAACGTAGGTGTGATAGGTAATACCGTGGCGTATTTGAGTTATGACGATAACACGAGGGTGCATAAGGTGATCTTGATGCACGGGGGCAAGGCCAAGATAGAGGCCGGGAACTACTCCGTGATATTGCTTGTCAATATCGGGGGATGCGAGGTGGAGATTATTAACGACGGAACGGCAAGGATATTATGTTAGGGGATCTATATATTAACGGGAATGACGCATGGGGCACGTATCGTGTCGCCATGGGAGAGGGTTTTATCCAGACCTTGCTAACCCCAGCGGGAAACAAGGATTTCATAGAGAACGAGAGCCGGTTGGAAAACGGGAAGAGGGTCGTGTTCAATAATCCCAAGGTGGCTAGCCGGGATCTTACCCTTACGTTCAACATACACGGGGATACGCAAGAGGAATATATGCTGAATTATAAGGCGTTCGTGGCTGTCCTTCAACAAGGCAAGGTCGTATTGCGTGTTCCGGATCTTGATATGACATTTACCCTTGTCCATAAGAGATCATCAAGCTTCGCATTGGATCGGAACAGGTTGAATAGTAGGCTATCCGTTAAGTTCGAGGAACCTGACCCAACGTCAAGGGGATAAGCGAAGAGCCGTCCGCCCCTTATTGGCTAGACGGCTCTTCGTCCTATTGCGCTAAAAGATGCGTATTTAAAGATCGGAGGTCGAATCTTCCCGGCTTTGACCTCCCGTTGTTGTATACCGACACGGTCATATGTGGCTTGGGCTTGGTGCCGCTAAATCCGCAAGCCCTCTCCAGCTCGTCGATAAGCCTCTCCATTTTCAAGGATTGCCGGTTGAATCGTTCCATCGCCTTCTTGTCCCTTTGGGACGTTAAAAGCATTTCGTTTAGTATCGTGTTTATGTCTTTCATATTCAATCAATCATTTAATAGTTCACAGGTATCATAGTTAAGGTTTTGAGGTCATTCATCCTAATCTGGATAATAGATGATTGTTTATATCCGGAGTTATATTTTGAGTGATGAAATTGTACGCCTTGCTTACGTCTTTCTTGAAATTAGGATCAGAGTCATATTCCTTGACAAGATCTTTCACGTTGTTGGAAAGGGTGGAATGTTGTCTCATGTGTAGGATGTTCGCTATCTTATCACGTAATCCGCTTTTCATTTTCTTCCCCGCCAACTTTTTGGGGCAATACAACAAGATTATCACAAACAGGAACTTCTTGCGATCATTCACGGTCATTTTGGACTTGCAATAAATGGATTGGAAAGCCTCGTACATTGCGTCTATCTTAGACATGTCCGTATATAAAGGCTCGCTGAATATATCTTCCTTTCTCTCAAGTTCGTCCATGTTGTTATATATGCGTGACAATTCCTTCACCCCGGACACGATGGTACTCTTTAGGTCAAAAAGACCGTGGATGAACTCCCGTCCTCTTTCCGTCCATACGGTTTGCATCGCCGTTCCGGGCGTTCCGTCACGCTGGACGTATGGATATGTCCTTGTTCTCGTGTAGTCCTCGTCTTGATACTTGTGTGTCAATAGCCATTGACCACCTTGCTTGTATTGTACGCCCATCTCTCTCAGCTTTTGGTTCAATGTGACTGCGCTCATTCCTAGCTCCTTGGCGATCTGGTTGGTGTTATACGTGCTGGTGCTTTGCAATACCTTCTCGTAGTAATTGACCTTTGGGGCAGCGGCTTGAAGTTCCTCGCTTTGAAGGGCGGTTTGTTGCTCTAGGTTGGCGATCCGCTCCTCACGTCTCCTCAATGCGTCTTGAGCGACTAGAAGAGCACGTGCCATAAGTTCCTCTGGAGTATCTTCCGGTTTGGATATCATGTAGCCTCCGGTTTTCCGGATAGAAGGTAAGACTTCATCACATACCCAATCTTGAAATTTTTCGGCATCTGGTAATTTTGATTTCATTGTCAAACGATACACTTCTCCTTCTTTGCCATACTTCATTTCCTGCATAACCGTTGCTCCGTACTGGTTTACAGTGGGGGTCGGTAAAATGGCGACCCCCTTACAATGCTGTGAAACAGCGTCAGCTGGTCTACTATAACCAAGTGCCTTTGCTACATCTGCCAAGCAAAACAACGGCTCTCCATTCTCATTCATCGCAATTCTTACTTGTCCGAACTGCTCATTTTGGAAAATTCGAATATTATTCATAACTTTGTGCAGTTATAAAAGTTAATATTATCCTCATTGGTAGCTCGGTCAAGCACTACCTTTGAGGATTTTATTTTGACCGAAGTGGTAGCCGGGGACTTGAACCCCGGTGTATGCCGTCCTACCTGCTTATTGCCAGTCTCGCTTGACAAGGCAAAAAGCGAAGGGCAAAGATTGAAGTTGCCTATTGTGACGGTCTGCAACTGGAATCAATGCCCTTAAATATCTTCTTTCGCTACCGTCACGTGAGCGATCATTTTCATATCACAAAATTATATATGACAAAATCCGTGGCCTATTTTTTCAAGGCTCGAAAAACCACAATGGAGCTATTGTTGTAAAATCCCTCCGGCCGTATTACCGGAGGGGCATCTACTTCCGATCCTCTCCCCGTCGTTCGAGTTATCCCGCAAGCCTGCAAGTCATGTCGCTAATTACGCTCATGAATCTATCGTAGGTCTTTTTATTCCATTCCTTGTGATCCGGCATCCAGTCATTGAATATCTCCATGTAGACCACCTCGTGAAGTCTGTCCTGTACGGTGACGCATAAACCGCCCGTCTCCGGCATAACGCCTACATTTATATGTACCGGTTTCCTTCCGATCATACACTCCAACGCAATTCTTTGCACGTTCTTCAATACCTCTATCGTTTCCATATCCTTATATTATTAATGTATAGTTATCAATCACCCGAATAAACCCTGTTACCGTAAAGGCTAGCCATACCGACATGAGATAAGACAACATGCTTGCGATACTCGATGCGTCTAGCTTCTTCCTCTGCCAATCTCTTGGCCTTGGCCTCATTATTTTTTATCTCTATCTTGGCATTATCCCATGCTATAGAAAGGCACTTGCCAAAAGACCAAGAGAATTTTCGGTAAAGTCTGAATAATCTCCATGCGTCTTTCATGATCTCACTCTTGTTGTATTTCTGTGTTGCCATTGTACTGTTGTTTTATTTTGATGATGCAAATGTATAGTTAAAACTAACGAATCACAAGTAGATCGTTAGGTTTAACTAATCTTTAACACAAGTCCAATGTTTAATTAAAATATATCAAAAACTATATTTCGAATAGTTATTCCTAATCATATATCATTTTTATATTTATCTTTGCCGTTAGTAATAACTAAACATTCATCTGATGGACATAAAATCAATTATTAAGGCTCAAGGTTATACTATCGAACGTATAGCTGCGGAATGGGAAAGCAAAAACGGCAAGCCTATAACACGAGGTGCTTTATCTCAATCAATTAATAAAAACCCAACGGTGGAAACACTTCAAAAGATAGCAAATGTGATAGGGTGTAAAGTCGGGGATTTCTTTTCTGATGAAATCAATAGTAGCAAAACGATCATTTGTCCCCATTGTCAAAAACCAATACCTGTAGAAGTAGACATCAAAGTAAAGGAGGAACAACCGTGAAAAGGTATTTTAAAGATAATGTATATGTTACAAAACATACCTTTTATAAGATGACAGATGTGATAATTGGGTAATTTTGTGAAAAAGATACATATCATGAAAGACGTTATCATTACAACAACTTCTTCTATAGAAAATAAGCCTGTTCAAGAATATTTGGGCTTAGTCTGCTCTTCTTTAGTTATAGGTACTAATATGTTTTCAGACATGGCAGCATCTTTATCCGATATATTTGGAGGCAAATCAAGTTCATATGAAAGAAAACTTGAAATTATAAGGGAAGAAGCTATATCTGATCTAAAAAATAAAACCTTGAAAAAGGGAGGTGATGCAATACTCGGGTTACACATAGACATAGATGAGATATCTGGAGGAGGAAAATCTATGTTTATGATATCTGCATCAGGAACCGCATGCAAATTGCAAGAAAATAATGACCAAAATTCCATATCTTCTGCAAGAATTCAAGATACAATAGAGAAAATAAAAGTAATAAGTCGAATAAAGGAATCAAAACCTATATCTGATGAAGATTTTGAATTTATGATAAACAATCCTTCCATAGATTATCTTCATCCTCTTATAGACAAATATATTCATTATGCAAACTCTGCTGAGCGATATGATAGATCCATGGTTTATATATCCAAAGTTATTTCTAATTTACCATACGATATAACCGCTAAAATCATTTATGATAAGCTCAAAGAGGATATATCAGTTCTTGATATTATAATAAAATGTCAATTATTTGATCCTTCTTTGACCTTAGAAATGATTCAAGTAGATTTAAAAAAGGCTATAGGAACAATGAATGCAGATAAGCCCAATTATGATAGAAACGATCTACTAATAATGAATAACATTGTAAATAGAATAGACAGCTTGCCTGATAGAGGTAGTTTCGAGACTAGTAAAGGTCTATTTGGAAAAGAAAATAAAAAATACATTTGTCCTAATGGACATAAAAATGACATTGATCATGTTTGTTGTTGCGAATGTGGAGAGAATATAAAAGGTCTAACTCCTAATGAGTTGTCAATATTAGAAATGTTTAAATTGAAAATACAGGCAATTCAATCATCCTTTAATTAAACTAGCCTCCCCTTCTGAAGTACAAAAAGAGACCGATGGTGGGTATAAGTGCCCTAATTGCGGGCATCCATTGAAGATTAAGGTGGAATGATGTTATCTTCAATGATCTCAAAATAAAAATCATGAAATATTTGTCGGTATGTGAATTATAAGTTACATTTGCGACATGAAAATACGAAGCGTAATAGCATATAAGTACTATTTCATTGATTTTGTAAAGTCCCTGCCCGACAAGATGCAAGACAAGGTTATTAAGACCATACAATATGTTGAAACGTTGCAAAGGGTTCCTGATAAATATCTGAAACATATTGAGGGAACGAAAGGGCTTTATGAGATCAGGGTTAAATTAGCCAGTGATATAGTACGTGTATTTTGCTTTTTCGACGGGGACAAATTAGTTGTACTCTTGAGTGGGTTCCAAAAGAAGACACAAAAGACCCCAAAGAACGAAATAGATAGAGCGATGAGACTTATGAGAGAATATTTCAACGAAAAAGAAGGGAAATGATATGGAGACTTACACATTTGACGATATTAAAAAAGAGGTCTACGGAGAAATAGGAACTTTGCGTCGTGATAACATTGAAACCGAGCTTTCCAATCTAAGGGTTGGGCTTCAAATAAGAAATGCACGTGAAGCAAGGAAAATGACACAAAGCCAGTTGGCCGAGAAGATCGGTAAAGAACGTTCTTTTATCTCTAAAGTAGAGAGCGAGGGGAAAAACCTAACTCTTGCTACGTTGTACGACATTGTAACCAAGGGACTTGGAGGTAAACTGAATATACAAGTGCAAATATGAATGCATTATAACGTAGCATACAATACATTACCTTTGCGATACAATATAATACATAAGTAATATGGAAGCAGTAATAAGAAAGCAAACCTCGTTCCGTTTACGTGAGGACTTGTTGCAAATATTGCAGGAACAAGCCAAGAAAGCGAACAGGAGCCTGAATAATTTCGTGGAGAGCACCTTGATGGACGCTGTATACTCCGAGCCAAACGAGGAAACGATAGCGGCGATAAACGAGGCTCGTTCTGGAAAGTATGCCGGGACGATAGACGTAAGCAGTTTTGATGCCTTCATGAAATCATTGGACGAGATAGAATGAAAACGATCCATTACAGTACGAAGGCAAAGAAAGACTTAAAGAAGTACCGTAGCAACATCAAGCTGATGGAAGCCTTGTTTGATGTCTTGGACAAGCTAAAGAAAGGGGAGTCTATCCCAAGCAAGTACAAGCCCCATGAGCTGATAGGCAATTACAAGAACTGCATGGAGTGTCATGTTGGCAACGACTTTCTTCTTATTTGGATAGATGCGGTGTCTGACATAGTGGAAATTGTCAGGATCGGAAGCCACTCCGAGTTGTTCGGGAAAAAGAAATGATTTAACATTATCGATGGAAAATGGTAAGGATGAGTAAATAATACCATGATAAGGTGACGGATCGCTGAAAGGCGGTCTTTTTTTATAATCTTTATTGATGTTTTTCCCATAAATATATTGTCCTGTTAAATATTGTTGCTAGATTTGTGCCATTATTAACTTAAATACATTTTACAATGAATAAAGTATTTTATTTATGGTCAATGCTATTGGCTTTATTTGTTTTTACGGGCTGTGGAGATGATGAGGAAGGTGATAATAGTTCTCAAACGGTGATGATTAATTTGTATTGGAAATATGAAAATATGGATGATACAAAGATTGCTTCTCCTAGTATTGTAGCTTTATATGATTATGAAGATGCTAAAAACTTTGATAAAGAGGCATCGGTTAATGCAATGGCTAATGATGGACATATTGTATTAAAGGATGGAACAGCCTTGACTCCTAAATATATCTCCAACAATACGGTAGGAGTTAATATATTTGAGAATGTGGCTAATGGTAAATATATGGTTATAGCTATGTATAAGCCTGATGGATATTCTTTCCCTTTTGCTTTCTTGTATGGATATAAAATGATAGAAGTTAATTCATTAAATGGATCTTCATTAAATACTTTCATTATGATATGGGAGAATAGTGGTAAATTCGTAGAAATGAATAAAAAGTAAAATAAAATTATTTTTCTCTCTTAAGCCCGTTCCGTCCTTTCGGTTCGGGCTTTTTTATTTCCTCCTACAACAAAATTACAACAATCCCGCCATTGTTTTTTTTAGGTTCGCTTGATTTTTTGCCATCCCCCTTATATGCGTGAACTTTGAGTTCATGATCGAGATTAAGGACATATCTGGTAGAGTCAAGTTGTCGGTATCGATAGAAACGGGTTCGGTACGTCGGTTTGAGTTGATGAAAGAGGACTATGTAAACCTCGTGTTCTCCTTGTCCGATCCGGTACAACTGGAGATCGGAGACAATATCGATTATGAAGGTAGCGTTTTCTACGTAACTGGCAAGACATACCCTACATTCAACGCATCCACAGGAGGATACGACTATAGCGTGCGATTCGACTCGCATTATTACCGATGGAAGAATCATATCCTATTTTACGATAGGCAAGGTAACAAGGAAGCGTCATGGAGCCTTACACGTGCTCCGGAGGCCCACCTAAGCATTGTCGTATCCAATTTGCGATCTCTGGGATTCAGGTATAACGGTAAGGAGTACCAAGCCGTTGTCGATAGCTCCGTTGACGCTGTCGCCAAGCTCGTGCAATACGACAGCACGAATATCGTGGATGCCCTTACCAAGATTGCCGAGGCGTGGGAGTGCGAGTGGTGGGTAGAGGGTGACAAGATATATATAGGTAGGATAGAGCGTGGCGATCCCGTAGATCTGGAGATAGGTAGGCAGGTAGTGTCCATGCCAAGGAGCCAAAGCCAAGACCTGTTCGCCACACGCCTGTACGCTTTCGGCTCAACGAGAAATATCCCCTCCGGCTATCGCAAGGGGGAATCCGGTACGGTGGTGCAAGGGGTGGTGCAAAAACGCCTCATGCTTCCTAAAGGAACCCCCTATGTGGACGTGGTACAGGGATTGACCGAGGATCAAATAGTGGAGGCGGTCGTTATATTCGACGATATATACCCTCGTAAGATAGGTACGATAACCGAGGTGATACCGAAGGAGGTCACGGAGGAGGGCGAGGACGGGACATCGGAGACATTCACCGTCTATCGGTTCAAGGACTCGGGATTGTCCTTCTCCGAGGAATACGTGCTTCCCGGCAAAGAGCTTCGTGTGGTATTCCAGACGGGGCCGTTGTCAGGTATGGATTTCGCCTTGCGATTCAATCCTGAAGGACTGCCGGAGGATGATCCGGAGGCTCAGGTGTTCGAGATAGTCCGTAATGACTCCTATGGCCAGACATTGCCGGAAAGCCCTCTTATACCGGGGACGGGGAACAAATATATCCTATACAATTTTGACACGCAATACGTAAGTGACACCCTTATCCCGCAGGCGGAAGAGGAATTGCTGAGAAGGACGATAGAGTATAAGGCCAAGGTCGTGTCGGACCCTTCCACTTACACATGCGTCCTTAACTCATACTACGCTTCCGGCTACGATGAGAATAATGGTATATTGAACCCGGAAAAGGCGATTGATCTATCCGTAGGACAGCGTGTCAGGCTTATCAATAAGGCCTATTTTGAGAATGGGCGGGAATCTAGGGTATTGGGTTTCGAGAAAAAACTTGATATCCCATATGATTCGCCTTCCTATACGGTAGGAGAGAGCGCTGCTTACTCCCGGTTGGGGGAATTGGAGCGTAAGTTGGAGAATATCCAATATAAGGATAACACGTACGTCAACCAAGGTAGCGGTTCTTTCGGGGTGTATATCATAAAGAAAGAGGATACTACCGCCGCCTCGGACGAGAACGTTTTCTCCGCTCTGCGGACATTATATGAGATAAACAAGGTAAAACAGGATAACGACAAACGTTACCTTCGGAAGGACATACCCGATATCGCCCATGAGGATATTTTATTCGACAAGAAGATAGGATCCTCCATCTTCCTCGACGGCATGGACGGCAAGGGCTGGGAGATCAAGGCCGACGGTTCCGGTATCATGGAGGCGTTGAAGGTGCGTTCCGACATATACGCCGGTAACAAGATAGGATCCATATCGTTCGCCCCCGGCTTCACCGGCTGGGGCACGGAGATAGATATCCCCACGGCCACAGGAACCTTTGACAACATATTCGTTAGGAAGACCTTCACGGCCTACGAGATAGTGTATTCCCAGATATACGGGTTGGGCGGCAACCAGATCGTGTCCGATATCAACAAGATAGGGAGGGTCGAGAGGCTGTCCGATCGCTGGAGATGCTACATGGACGACATGGACGGTCTCATGCTGATGAACCTCAGGGAAGGTGACGGCGTGAGGATACAGAGAAGGAACGGTATCACGTCCACTAAATATATCTTCGGTCGCTGTATCGATATCTCATCCGACTATTTCGACGTGGCCTACCCGCTGATAGAGGGTACCGGAGAGCCAGAGGCGGGGGATTTCGCCATGCGTTGGGGTAACGACAGGGATACCACCAGGCAGGGCCTTATCTATCTGACATCGGCGGATCAAGGAGCGCCGTTCATCGCCGTATATGACGGTATCACGGGCGTTTCCACGCAAGACACGCTGAAGGCCCAGATAGGCAACCTCTCCATGATCCGTACCAAGAACGGGACCCAACTGAAGGGTTACGGGGCTTACCTTAACGGGATCTATATAGAGAACTCGTCCATATACCTCGATAACGGCATGACCGTGGAACAACAGTTCTCCGTGATGAACGGGGAGCTGAGGAGCGAGATCGAGGGGTTAAAGAACGACATGTCTCTGGAATCCGGGAATATACTTGTCAATTCCACGTTCGGGAAGGACACGAATTATTGGGTGGAGGCCAACGACATCCATCTCATCAACGTGAGCGGCAATCTCCTGTGGGTGGGCGGTTCTTTTTACTCGGACAAGAGGAAGGTTTCCGATATCTATAGGGATGGCAGCAGGAACGTGCTTCGCATCAAGGACACGTATATATTCCAGCGTAACGACGTGATGAAAGTTCCTGAGTTGGAAGAGAGCGAGGAGGGTCATACGTTCTCCTTCTCCTTGTTTTACAAGGTCATGAGACGAGGTGTTTTGACGGTGGGTTTCCAAGGGCAGGAGTTGTACGAGTCCTTGACGCTGGAGCCGTCCGACGAGTACGTGAAACTGTCCAAGGTCGGCAAATGGGACGGTACCGGGGATTTCCGGATCGGATTCACTGGCGAGATATTGATCTACGGCGTGTCGTTGTTCAACGACCGATTGGCCGATGCCGTGATAAAGCTTGAGACGTGGATATTGCAGACGGAGGAATATATAAAGTTACTGGCCACTAAGGATTACGTGGATAGCGAGACCGGCAAGATCTACGAGAAATATACCGGCGAGTTGTCGGTCATGGCCACGGAGATAGCCGCAAGGGTGACACATACCGAGTTCGATACGGAGACGGCGGCCATAAGGCGTGAGGTATCGTCCGCTCTTACCGTTCAGGATGGCAAGATAAGCGGGATATCCACGGATGTCAATAATATCCAGAATACGATAGATACGGCTGGGTGGATCAATACCACGCAAGGAAACGCGTTGTTCGCCGCCAAGAGCTTGGAGAATGGCGATAATATCATATCGTATATCAACCAGACGGCAACCACCACCACGATCAAGGCGGAGAGGATCGATCTTGTCGGGGCGGTGACGTTCAGCATGTTTAATACGGATCTTCAAAGCACTATTAACGGGAAAGCAAACTCGAGCGCTCTTGGGGATTTGGCTTATGAGGACTATATCACCAAAGGGATGATGAGTACGGCCTTGCAATCGGAACTAAACGGGAAGGTAAGCGAAGGCGCTTTAGGGACATTAGCCTACGCAAGTTCTATATCAAAGAATGACTTGGCTTATTCTTTATTGACCGAATTTAACGGTAAGGCAAACAGTTCTTCTTTAAAGGCTCTTGCTTATTTAGATAAGGTTGAGCAAGCTCAATTGGGAGCGACAATCATATCAGGAGGTCATATTATCACATCCCTGATTGACACGGACGCAATTTATGCGAATATGGCGAGCATTGGTGGATTTACGATTGAGGATGGCGGGTTATTCAGCGATAAATACACTACTGGTTACTCAAGCGGAAAGTTTTTTCTCCATTCGGGAGGAGATGATGGATTTTTGGGATTTTCGGCTACCGGTTTATGGTCTGGAATAGGTCTTAACACGCTTCCGGGAACATTGGGAGGTATCAGGTCGTTGGCAAGATTCGAGAATACCATATCTACACAAGATGTGAAATACGGAATCTACGTAAGGGTTCAGAATGGAGGCCGAAATATAGCTGTTAGCGCTATCGGGGACATGTTGGTAAAAGGAGCTGTCTATGACGCTCATCTTGTTACGTGGGGACCGTCTTCTACAGGTAACACTCTACCTGTCAATAGAGGTACAAGGTTTGAGATTTATACTTCTAGTTATACAACGATATATCTACCTACACGATCAGAGATAGCTTCATCTTTGGGTATATCAAGCACCGACAACTTCTCTATCGTATTATACATATGGAATAGATGGTCGGCGGTAAAGCCTACTGTATTTAAGCCAAGCGGCATGGTTTTATTCAACGCTGCGGGAGAATCTGTTAATTCATTTAATCTGGATCAAAATAAAATGTTCCGGGTAGTAGTGGTAGGGACAGATGCATATCATGCGTTTGTCTCATGGGGGTAACAATTTTAAATAATCAATAATATGAGAAGAATTAATTTTAAGGAACTGAATGTAGAAATGGGTATAGATGAATTCGAAACCCGTGATTTGAGGAAAGAGATAGGTAATGCTGTTCATCGTGGAGCCATGGATGTCCCGATGCATGATTTGGCAAGGGTGATATATTATTCGGAGGGACCGATTGATATACCAGACAAGGAATATTTGGAAATGATGGAGATCGTAAAAAGATCTTTCGCATTTTTAGTTTACGATTCAGTAGGAAAATGCGCAGAGAATATAACAGGCAAAGAAGAGGAGGCAATATCATGATAAAGAAAAAAAGTGTAACTAACACGACGTGGGAGAACTCGGTAGGAGACCTGAAGGTAATATATACCGCTAAATCAGACGAGGGAGTTCCTTTTGAGAGCGTGAACGCTAGAGTGTCTAAATATGATGATTATATGGGATCGGCCAATATAGATAAGGACGGAAGTACAGGCATTAGCCTGAATGTCGGTTTGACCTTGGAAGAGAGAAAATCTGTCATTGTCACTATCTTGGAGGATACTAACGATATCTTCAACCCTCAAACCCAGGATTGACATGGAAAGCGTCATCCTATCATCGGGCACCGAGGTAACCCCCGAGGACATCCAGAAGATAGCGTCGGCGGTCAACGACCTGTTGCTGACCACGTCGAAAGACCCGGGACAGTACGAGGAGGCCGATAGCCTGCAAGGTATATCGTCCTTGCCGGTGTTCAGGCAATCCGGATCGGCCTACGATCTCGTACGTGTGGCCATATCCTTGTTGAGGGGCGTTGACGGGAAACAGATCGTCTTGCAGGTCACCGCCGATTACATACAGTGGCGTTACGAGGACGGGATGTGGCAGAACCTCATACCGCTCGCCGACTTGAAGAGGCCGGCCACGGAAGCCGCCGCCGATGTGCGTGAGAGGATGAACGCTATCGTGAGCGAGGTGAACGCCTTGAAGACCCAGTTCGAGAACGACGTGAGGCACGCCTTGGAGAGGGCGGACGCGGCAACCGAGAAAGCGAACACGGCGGCTGAGAACGCCAAGTCGGTGTCTGACCACCCGGGCTATATCGGCGATGACTTCCATGTCTACACGTGGGATTACGCTACCGGGGCCTATATCAAGACGGACAGGATACTGAAACCGGAGGCGTTCACGATCTACAAGGTCTATAAATCGGTATCGGCCATGGAGTCCGACAAGGCAAACGTCCCGGAGGGGAAGTTCGTCATCATCAACACGGGCAGCGTGGAGGAGGAGGATACCGGCAAGCTATATCTCAGGACATCCTCGGGATACGATTACCTCGTGGACGTGTCCGGCATGAGAGGCTTCACCGGGAAGACTCCGCAATTCTCCATAGGCACCATAACGGCGGGCACGTATCCTTCCGTATCGTTGTCCGACGGGGGCACGGACGCATCCGGCAACCCCGTATACAGGATGAACTTCGTGTTGCAGAGAGGCCCTAGGGGATTCTCCCCAAAGATATCGATCGGGAAGGTGACGACCGGTCTCCCGGGAACGGCGGCCCAAGCCACGATAACCGAGAAGGGAGAGACCGAGGAAGGGGTTCCATTAGCGGAATTAGATCTTACCATCCCGCAAGGACAGGACGGGGCGGTGGTCGGCGTATACAAGACAAGGGAGATCGACCATGTCCCGGGGGCGAACGACGTGACCTACGAGGAGGGCAGTGAGACCAAGAGCTACCCTATAGGCGGTGAGGTCTATCTAAGGGAGGCTCCCGGAGACGTTACGTTCTACAAGCTCCACGACATAGTGGAGGGTAAGGCCATATGGGAGGAGTCTTCAGGAGCCGCCTTGCCGGGGAACGTCTACTTGACCGGGGCGAATTACTACAATGAATCAGTAACAATTATCAATAAAGGGATATTATCATGAGCAAGAGAGGAGCTTACGTATACCAACAGATAGAGCAGTCCACCGCCGAGTGGACGGCTGACAGCACCATATACCCGCCGTCGCTATGGCTTTTCGAGCGGTTATCGAACGGCAATTTAAACATGAAGTTCTCGGACGGTGTCCATTCCTACTCCGAGCTTCCATTGATGATGCAAGACATCAAGGTGAGGATAAAGACCAACACGGACACGGAATACGTCTTGGAGATAACCTCCGCTGAGGGAACCATAACCACGCCTAACTTGCGTGACCATTACGACGATACGGATATCCGGAATCTGGTCACCGGTCTAAGGACAGACGTTAATAAGCTAAAACCCGTTGTCACATCCACCCCGTCTAACGGCCAGATAACCATAACGCCGGACAAGGCCCAAAACGAAGATCCGGACGTGTCGATAACGCTGGAGACCAAGGGGGACAAGGATAAGTCTCTGATGGCTGATGGCAAGTACCGCAAGCTGCCCGTGTACGGGAGGAATCTGTTGTTGGGATCGGGGAAGGAGGTGAGTCACTCAAATTACGAAACGGGCCGTTATTGGTTGGTAGAGCAGATACCGGAAGGTACACAAGTCACATTGACTATTTGGGGAGAATTAGGTGAAGGGAAAAATTATTTTTCTATCTATAACACTAAAGGATTAGGTGAAAATTATTTAGAAACTAGAATATATAGTACTGGTTTTATAGAGGGGAAAGCTTCTAGTACTTTTAATTGGAAAGTGGCTGATTCTAATTCTTCTATACTTATATATTCCGCTCCACAAAATGTTACCTCTGTATCCACCATCCACAAGATCAAGCTCGAGTACGGTGACATCTCGACCGAGTGGTCTCCAGCTTGGGAAGACATACCAGATCTAGAAGAAAGATATGCATACGGTGTTGAATGGGATACTGCATCATCTAGTCCTGATGGGGTTAGAGTAGGTAATATGCAATTGCATAGGGAGTTGCCGGTGCAGAGTAAGATGAGAAGGTGTCTTTTGGATAGAGATGGTGGAGTTAAAGAATATTTGGATAATGAGCTTTCATGGGGTGGAAGCTATTTGGATTATGCCGTTATGACAGAGATACCTGAACATTGGTATAAATTGTATTTTAATGGCACTAAATTTAGGAAGATGTTGTCCGAAATTCCATTACCTGGGTATAAACATGTAGATAAGTTCTATATCTCAACATATGAAGCCAGAATGTATAGAACCGATAATTTATTATGTTCGGCGGCTGGAGCTAGTAAATTAAGTGATCCTAATTCAACTAATTTTAGAGGTGGCGACAATACCGCTGAATGGGATGATACCTACCGTTCCCTACTCGGCCGCCCCGTCACCAACCTCACCCGAGACCAATTCCGACAAGCCGCGAGGAAAAGAGGCAGCGGATGGGAAATGTATACCTATAACGCCCACAAGATCCTGTTCTGGCTATTCGCCGTCGAGTACGCCACGCTGGACAGCCAGAAGCCTTTCAACGCCCAGAAGGACGCTAACGGCTTCGCACAAGGCGGCCTAGGTCCGGGACCAACGCAAATGACGGATTGGACTAACTTCAACAACACCAACCCCCTTATCCCATGCGGCTATACCAACGAGTTTGGGAACGGCTCGGGAGAGAAGGCATATGTCGTGAAGAACGCTTCCGGAGGTACTCACGCCACGTTGATGGCTAACAGGTATCGTGGCATAGAGAATCCGTTTGGACACATATGGAAATACACTGACGGGGCCAATATACAGGTCACCACGGGCGATGCGGGATTATCCATATTATGGACTACCGATGACCCGTCGAATTTCAGCGACACCTCTTACACCGGCTATGACAAGAAGGGCAATATCTGCCGTACAAACGGTTATGCCAAGAAGATGTTGCTTGGGGAAGATGGCGATATAGTGGCCACGGAGGTCGGCGGTAGCTCCTCTACCTACTGGTGCGACTACTATTACACCAACACATCGGCTAACCGCATGCAGGTGGTGCTGGTTGGCGGTTGCGCGGACTACGGGTCGTCTGCGGGCCTCGCTAGCGTGCATACGAATTGTGCGCCTTCCGCTGCGGATCGTTACATCGGTTCGCGCCTTTGCTTTTTCCCCGAATATCGTAAAACGTCGGCGTAGCCGCACGTATCACGTCGGGAATTTTTTGTATAACGTTTAATGAGGATAAAAATGGAAGAAGAAAAGAATAAAGATGACGGCAGCTTGTCGTTCTTGAATATCCCAAGGGATAAGAACTCAAGGCATTTTAATTGTCCGGAGATCACCCAACAGAAGTTGACGAATCTCACGTTCTGGGTAATTGATTACATGGATGGCGTGTCCACCAAGTTCGGGAAAGACAGGGCGCTTGTCATGATCAAGGAGAATCTAGAGGATAAGGATAGTGATGCCAAGAAATTCTTTACGAACTCCCAAGAGATCAAGTACGTTCTTGGTAAGATAAAGGAGATGGACAAGTTCCCTAGGAAAGTGACGATGCGAGCCTCCGGGAACAGGTATTATCTCGAATGACGGAATGAGGGTCGATCATCCCTAGGTGGTGCTGGTTGGCGGTAACGCGGACAACAGGTCGAATGCAGGCCTCGCTAACGTGAATACGAATAATGCGCCTTCCGATGCGAATCGTAACATCGGTTCACGCCTATACTTTTAGAGAGGGGAAAAGATATTTAGATAACAAACAGGGATGGTGGCCTCGCCTCTTGGCGAAAAAAGTCTCCCCATATAAAGGGTGTTGGTAGGGAAACCGAAGACTCCCTATGATAAAAAGCAAATTAATGACAATAAAATGAAGAGAATAGGGAATTTATTTGATAAGATAGCGAATATGGACAACTTGATACTTGCGGACATGAAAGCCCGAAGGGGAAAGAAGGATTCATACGGCATAAGGTTGTTCGACAAGGACAAAGAGGGTAATCTAAGCCGTTTACTAAAGTCTCTGCTGGATGGCACGTTCAAGACTTCCAAGTACCGGACTGATACCATCTATGAGCCAAAAGAAAGGATCATCTTCAAGCTCCCTTATTATCCGGACAGGATATTGCATCATGCCATAATGAACGTCATGGAACCTATATGGGTTTCCGTGTTCACGGCTGATACGACATCATGTATCAAGGGAAGAGGAATAACGGAGGCGTATAAGAGGACAAGACGGGCTTTGTCCGATCGTGAATCCGTCTATTGCCTCAAGGTTGATATCCGCAAATTCTATCCGTCAATAGACCATGAGGTGTTGAAAGGCATCGCTCGGAAGAAGATCAAGGACGATCGCTTGCTTATGTTGTTGGATGAGATCATTGATTCCGCTCCCGGCGTTCCGATCGGGAACTATCTTAGCCAATATCTTGCGAATCTTTATCTCGCCTATCTGGATCACGAGATAAAGGAGATTATAGATATAAGGCATTATATCAGATACGCGGATGACATGACTTTTTTCCATCATGATAAGTGTTTCTTGAGAAACGTATTACTTCCGTGGCTTATCGATAGATTGGCTGTGTTGAAGTTGGAGCTGAAAGGGAATTACCAGATATTTAAGATCGCTGAGAGAAGATCGGATAAAAGCGGCCGTGGTATAGATTTCGTGGGGTTCGTTTTCTATAAGGAGCATATACGGATAAGGAAGAGGACTAAGCAAAATCTATGTCGTGCGGCGGCTAGATTGAATAAAGTCCCGAATATATCCTTAACGGAATACAAGGCAGGTCTAGCCGGTTGGCTGGGCTGGATATATGATAGCGATAGCAAGCATTTAGCTAAGAAAATTTTAAAACCAGAGTTTTATGAAGCGATCATGGAGCGACACAATGCCGCCTAAAATAGAGCGGGACGGTGACGGTTCCTACCTGTACCGGTGGGACGTTAGAGAGGAGACAAGGGAGATGGGTGACGATATGGCCCCCGTGATCTCCTATAGTTACAACGAGGTCAGGATATGGGCCACGTTAACTGCCAACAAGATATTGGAGGCCTGTATCAACGCCCTATGGGACAAGGACGTGGAGCAAAAGAAGCTGAACGACTACAACGCCGCCCAGCTAGGCATATTGGACTTGTCATACGTGGAGTCTTATAAGACGTTCCTTAATGAGAGGAAGGCGCTGAAAGACCGTGTGGATAGCGATTTCGCCGAGTGGGAGGCGGCGAGAGAGGAGGAGAGCATAGTGGTTTTATAACTAAATAAAAAAAAAGGATCGGAAGAATGGAATTTTTTAAAATGATTTGCAGTATGAGGGAGCTACTGACTGTAGTCGTGTTTGAGATGTTCATCGTTATGGTGGCGATGGGGTGGGATTTCGCCTCGGGTTATTACAAGGCTAAATTGAGGGGCGAGGAGCGTAATTCGTATGGCATGCGTAGGACGGTCAGTAAGTTCATACTTTACGCTGGTAGCGTATGTATAGCGTGCGGGATAGACTCGGTTTGCTACGTGTGCCGGTTCTGGGAATTTATCCATCTGCCTTTCTTGACCAATGTCCCGGTCGTATCCTCGATAGTGACCGTATTTATCTTGATAACGGAGGTTAGGTCTATCTGGGAGAAGGCTGACGCCAAACAAAGGAGGCAGGCGAGTAAGACAGCCGACATGATCGGTAAGGTTGTAACGCAAAAGGTTTTGGAGGACGCTTTGACAAACGCTTTATCCAATGCCATGAATAAAAAGAAGAAAGGAGAGTAAAATATGGGGAAAAATAATTTACCTCGTGGGTATCGGAACAACAACCCGGGAAACATCCGGATCAACGGAGACTTGTTCCAAGGTGAGATACGTCCGAGCAAGGACAAGTCGTTTAAGCAGTTCGAGACGATGGCCTATGGATACAGGTCGGTATTCCGTATCCTATCTAATTATCGCAAGAACTACGGACTGGATACGATCCGCAAAATGATAGGTCGCTGGGCGCCGGAAAACGAGAATGATACGGACGCTTACATTAAGGCCGTATCAGATTACGCCGGTATCCCGGCTGATGATCCTATCAACATCAACGATCGTGAGCAGATGATCCGGATCGTGGCAGCGATGAGCAAGGTGGAGAATGGTAGGGAGGCTGATATGTCGGATGTTATAGCAGGGTGGAACTTACTATGAGAATATGGTACGTCATATTGTTATGCCTTTTCTGTGCCTGTGGAACCTCCAAGAAATCCACGGATACGGAGAGGCATGCCACTACAAGTGTCAGTCTATCGGATAGCGTACTTAAAAAAGATAGCCTTTCGATCATAGAGCGCATATTATCTAACGAGAGGCTGAATGCCCATATCTTGGTTGTCGAGTGGTCTGGTCCGGATAGTGTGGGGAATCAGTATCCAGTCAAGACCTCAGATATAACCATAGGTAAGGAGCGAGAGGAATCCGGCGAGAAGATCGTTTCGTCCGGATCTGATATGACAGAGGTACGGACGAATAACAAGACGGTCGTCTCCGATGAGAGAGAAACGATAAACGTGGATAAGGAAACGAGGCTTATCCATCCTAGGGTATGGTGGTATCTGTTGGTAGGAGGAATGATTGCTGCCATGTTATGGTGGATCATTAATAAGAGAGGGTGATTTAATATTGATACATAGTGTTATCCAATGACTCCGAGAGGACGAGTTGGCGGGGAGATAAAGAAAGAATCTCCCCACGAATTAAAACGGATCGGAAGTTTGTTTTAATTATCGCTGCACGACGGGAGAGATTCTTTATTTCTTCTGCCGTGCATTTTTGTGCCCGGCTTTGATAGTAAAACAAACCACGAAATAAAAAGTTTATGAATAAGGTGGAAATTTTTTACAAAAAAGTGATAGAGGCAGTCTGCAAGGAGTGCGGAACCGATCCGGTAATGATGTTTAGCAACAACAAGGAGAGGAACGTTGACGCTAGGGGAGTGGCTATAACCATACTGGCCGATCGCAAGTTGAGCGACAATATCATATCCGATCTGACGGGAATGACGAGGCAAGCCGTGAACCGGATGCGTAACTTGTACCCGGACAGGATAAGGAGGAGTTATTTCCTGAGAGGAGTATTAGAAAGCGTGAAGGAAAAATTAGCTATAGAAAATCCTCTATATTCGTGAACTTTTTTGACCTTAAAATAGTTGTATATACGAAATGATAGAAAAATAGTTATCGTTTTGTTTGGAGATAGTAGAATTATAGTTACCTTTGCCCCTGTCAAACCTTCGTTGTTTGTTATCTTTTTTTATAATTAAAAAAGAAAGGAGGCCAAATGGTAATGAGAGTCAAGGATGTTATATCCTTACTTGAAGAAAACGGATGGTGTTTTGTCCGGATGCGTGGAGATCATAGGATTTACTATAGGAAAGGAGCCAGAAGACCCATAGTAATTCCGGGTAATCTCAACGATGATCTAAAGGAAGGGACGTTGAATTCCGTTTTAAGGGAGGCAGGACTTAAATAGTCCTGCTTATGCCGCCTCCAGAAAACTTTTGAATTAATACATGAAAAACATAAAAAGAAAAAAAGACAAAAATGTATGCACACACTAAGAGTTATCATTGAACGGGCCGACAATAATTACTCGGCTTATATTGATGGTTTGGACGGTATAATAGCTACCGGTAAAACTATTGATGAGATAAAAATGGGTATGATAGAATCTATTGATACCTTTGTTTCGGAATGTGAGGAGCTAGGCTGTGATATTCCGGAAGAGTTGCAAGGTGATTACGAGTTGGTGTTTAAAATGGATGTACGGTCTTTGTTGGAATTTTATTCTGGCATATTTTCAAAGGCTGGTTTAGAACGTATTACAGGGATAAATCAAAAACAATTATGGCATTATGCTTCTGGAGGAAGAAATCCTAGACCCGAACAAAGCTTAAAATTGGAAAAAGCCTTGCATAAATTAGGAGAAGAGCTCCTTTCCATATCATTATAAAGCCTCCCTTAAAAGGTAAAAGCGTCGTCAACACAAATTGGCGGCGCTTTTTTTGTCTCATCCCCTTCCGCAAAGAACTAGCAACAACCTCGCAACAAGCTAGCAAGGAGATATTTATTTAGCAGAGCACTTCTCATGATTTTTGTCGTGTCCGGTAATGGTGCCGGATTAACGACAAAAATTAAAGATAATGGATAGAAATTATTTTATCGGTACTCCCGAAGGAGGTAATTCCGGTGGAAGTAAGTTTGACATCATGGCCTTTCTCCCGAGCTTGATGGGTGGCGGTGGAAAATCATTGGACCCCAATTTGGTAGCGGCTTTGATGAACAATAAGGGCAATCAAGACGCTTGGGGCGGTGGTGGTTGCTGGTGGATCTGGATCATCCTCCTGTTCTTCGTATGGGGAGGCTGGGGTGGCAACGGCTTCGGCAACAACGGGGCTAACGGATTACCGGCTCAATTGAACAATGACGCTGGTCGTGAATTGTTGATGAACGCTATCCAAGGAAACGGAACGGCTATCAGCCAATTGTCATCTTCCTTGAATTGCTCAACTCAACAATTACAAAATGCTATCTGCCAGATCCAAGGACAGATCCAGAGCGTGGGTAACCAAGTAGGCATGAGTTCCCAACAAATCATTAACGCCGTCCAAAGTGGTAACAATCAATTATTGAGCCAGATCGCCGAGTGCTGCTGCACGGTTAACAACAACATCACTAAGATGGGCTACGAGAACCAATTGGCTAGCTGCAACCAGACAAACACGCTGGTGAATACGATGAACAACAACACGTTGACTCTCCGTGACTCAGGTCTGCAGAACACCCGTGATATCATCAACGAGGTTCGTGATTTCAAGAACTTGTATCAACAAGACAAGATGGATCGCTTGACGGCGGAGAACCTAGCCTTGAAAGGACAGATCTCCCAAAGCAACCAGAACGCCTATTTCGCCGCTACTCTACAGGCGCAGACCGCCCCTCTAGGTAACGCCTTGGGTGATTTGAGCTCAAGATTGGCCAAGATCGAGTGTAACCAGCCGGAGGTGGCAAAGGTTCCTTACTCCCCCGTGGTAGGCATACCCACTTGCGTGGCCGCCCAGTACGGATTAGGCCTAGGTCTCGGTAACTGGGGAAACTTCGGCAACGGATGGGGATAATGAGTTAATAACCTAAAAATAAAGAGTTATGGCATTCATTAGTCCTTTCATAATGGCGAACAAGAACGGTATCCCACGTTTGGAGAGCACGGGCGTTACGGTCGGGACGACCAACGTTCGTTTCTCCTTCCGCAATCACCCGTTCCTGTCAGCCCCGTTTAGCGGGTTGATCTTGTTCCGTCTGGCCCAGCCTATCCCGGCTGGTACTACCGGGACGTTGCCGGTAGTGTTTGACACGAACGGCTCCACGCAGGCGCTAACGACCATTAACGGCGCAGATGTCACGGCATCCGATATAACCGGCACCGGAATCTACTTGTGTTACTATGAGTCGGGCAATAATACGCTCCAGATAATGACGGGAGTGGTGTGAGAGAGTATCAACGAGAGACCGGAGCGATCCGGCTCTCATAAAAACCAATAAATATGTTCAAGAATCAGAGACAAGGGAATCCTTTATATATCCTTCATAAGGGGAATACGCCTTTTTGTGAGGTTGGAAGCATAGTCAGCGTGTCCCCTCCGAGACCGGAGAATCCAAATTTCAATATGTATGGTCCGCAAGCTAAAATCGTGGTGGACATAAAGGCCAAGGTAGGTGAGGACAACGTCAGCTTCTCTAACGTCTTGTCCGACGTTACCATTACGGATTACCCCACTACAAATGGGGAGAAACTGGTTGTGTCATGCGATCTAGGTGCCCTGAATACGGAGATCAACGCCATGATGCAGCAAAGCCGACAGGCACTTGACAGCATCGATTACCATAAATCCGTGATTGAGGGGTGCGAGAAGATGCTGGTAATACTGAACCCTGAGTTTGCCCGGGAGAAGGAGAGGGAGAGTGAGATCGCTAACATGAGAAACGAGATGTCCGATCTGAAGGAGGCTAACGCAAGGTTGGTTGCCATGATGGAGCAACTTGTCGGTTCCGTGAACGGTAATAATAACAAGAATAAAAAAACAGAGTGATATGGGAACATATAGCAGAAAACTGAGAGAGCTGATCGAGGAATTCGACGCCATGGAAGACGAGGATATGTTAGAACTGGCGAAGGAGGCCTATAAGCTTGGCTGTAAGGAAGGAAAGCGGAAGGCCATGGAAGGCTATGGCAACCGCATGGAGGAAGACGAAGACGATGAGTTCGAGGACGACGACGAGTTCCGTGAGATGTGGGAGCGTGGCGGCTACGGTAACCGTGGCGGCGGTCGTGGATCATCCGGTGGCGGTTATGGCAATCGCCGTGGGGTGCCGGGCACCGGACGCTACTCGAGACGATATCGTAGATAACCATGAGGGGGGGGGACCGGTTTCCCCCTCCTAAAAAACAGAGGAATATGAGACTAGATATGTATGATGATTTCCCTTCCGGCATGCGATCCTACCTGAAGGCGTATGGCTGGCATTTCTCCAAGGCCATGTGCGATTGGGCCGTATCCATGATGGAGAAGGAGGACGGAAACGGGAAGAAGGTCAAGATAACCCCTTTCACGAAGGAACAGGTGGATGAGATGCTGAAGAAGTATAGCGTGGACGTGAAGAAAAAGGGTGGATACGATTATGTTTACGCCGCCAACATGTGCAAGGCCGATTACCTTGGCTCCTCAGTGCCTAACGAGCAGTACGCCGCTCTTTATGTCAAGAACGTCTGCGACGATCCGGACGCTTACGACGGGATAGTGTTCACCCGGTTCTACGCTGATTGCATCGGGTCCGGCACGCCTATAATCTGGGAGGAGATGATGTGATGAGAGGCTGGGGCTACATACTGAGGATCTTGAAGGGAGAGTCCCCCAAGGACGTGCTGGCGAGTATGCCGGATAAGGATTTTGACAAGGTATCCGAGGTGGTGGGCAATCTCAAGGCAACCAATCTCACCCGGCAACAAAGGAGGAGGATAGAGCGGGAGTTCAAGACGGTAAGGAGATGATACGACGGGATTACCATATCAAGAGATACGATTGGGTGATCCACGTGCTGTATAACGTCACCTGCTCGAGGACATCCGATATCATAGCCCTATTGAGGAGGGCCGGTTGCCCGGAAAGCAAGATACGGGAGGCTTATGGCAACGTAGGCTCCTGCAAGCTGGACGTGGGACTGACCTATTCTAATTACCGCAGCCGGGAATCCGTCATGGTGATAGGCCGGACCTCGTCCTATAGGGAGTTCGCCAATTCCCTGTACCATGAGTGCCGGCACTTGACGGATCATATGTCCTTGGCCTTGGATATGGAGATCGGAGGGGAGCCTATCGCTTACTTGGCTGGCGATATAGGAGCCTTGATGTCCGATGAGATAAGGATGTTCATCTGCGATTGCCATTGTCACAGGAACGATATAAACGATGAGTTATGGGAAAGAAAAAAGAAGATAAAAAGAAAAAGGAATCCGTAAGACGGGAGATAGACCGCCTTACGGATTCCTTGGATTTCGAGCCTGTCAACTTCTATGAGGTGATGGCTCGGATTAGACACTTGATGTGCCTGTTATGATTTTGTTTCTTGCGCCTTAAAATTATAGACTGGTTTAATAACATCTATAATGTCTACTGTATCAGTAATAGCGGTGATTATCTCCTCTATTGGCTTGTACGCTTGTGGGGCCTCGTCTATTGTGGCCTTACTTACAGAAGTTGTGTATATTCCATTCATAGATTCTTGGTATTCCTCCATGCTGAGTAACTCCTTTGCCTTGTTCCGACTCATCAAACGTCCGGCCCCGTGCGGCGCTGAATAGTTCCAGTCGGGATTTCCTTTCCCGATACAGATGAGCGATCCATCACGCATATTAATAGGAATAAGTAGCTTTTCTCCAAGCTCAGCACTTACAGCTCCTTTTCTAAGGATCATACGGCTAAAATCAATGTAGTTGTGTATGGTTTCAAATCTATTTACCTCAGTAAATCCCATCCCCTTAATGATAATCGCTGCCATAGTAGCACGATTAAGTACAGCAAAACGTTGTACTACTGCCATGTCATTAATATAGTCGTGAAAATCACTACCTGAAAGATGCGCTAGCTCTTTGTCCTTACCGGGAATAGAAATGTTCTTAATCGCTTCCTGAATATCCCTTTCCCTACCTTCTGCTTTCAATCTGGCAATAGTATTACGTACCTCTATCGCCCGATCACTTTCTGTATTTGCAGCCAAATTTTGATAGTGCTTACAAACATCGCCTCCCAGCTTTCTACTGCCAGAGTGAATAACCAAATAGTACCTATGGTTTCTTTCTGAATAGTCCACCTCTATAAAATGATTACCGCCCCCAAGCGTACCGAGTGATAGATAAGCCCTATTTAAATCTACTTGCTTCGCACATCGTAGGTTTGAAAAATCAAAATTCTCCTTTTGGGTGTCATGTATATCAAACCCATTGGGAACCATTTCCCTTATAACGGAATCCAATTTCTCACAGTCTATGGATTGATCTGCCAATTCCACGGTAAGCATACCGCAACCAATATCCACCCCAACTAAATTTGGGGTTACCTTATCGGTTATTGTCATTGTAGTACCGACAGTACATCCCTTACCAGCATGGCTATCTGGCATTATTCTAATAATTGAATTCTGATAAGCCTCATAGTTTGCGAGTCTTTTAACTTGCTCATAAGCTTCATATTCAAATGTCTCGGCGAATACTTTCACCTCGTTTCCTGTGTCCGATTTTATAATTCTCATAAAAAAATATTTTTTGCAAATAAACAATAAAAGTTTAAATAAACTCATGGATTCTTTGATTTGATTAACCCATTAAGTATCTTGGTCGCCAATAACGGATCTTTATCCATTAAAATGTTCCATGCTTTTATTCCGGGTTTCACCCTAGAATAATGATGTAGCACTATATTGTTGGCTTTATCCAGTCTTCCGGTTCCATATATCCATAACATCCCGGGATATAACTGGAAGTTTTTCATTATCTTCTTTGCTTGTCTTAATCTCATGATTTCAATTTATTTATTATTTAATGATTATATAGTCCCCGCAATCTTCAATATACTTTATTCCGGCACTATCAAGAGTATTCTCTATGTCCACTTGGCACAGGCAAGATTCCGGTATGATATTGTCATACCCTTCCGCTGGGATCATTTTCGTGATTTGCGGGAAATGATCCTCTAGTTGTTTAGGGGATTGTATTTCTACATCCCCGTCGTAAATAAGTACGCACATGTTATTTAAATTATGAGCCTTCCCATGAAGGCTCGGTTTATACTATTCCCCAAGATCGGGAATATGGCACCAATGGGTAACCTCCCCGAATACCTTATAAGCGTCCTCCCCGTAAATGATAAAGCCACTATCCTTGCCATGTAGATAAGCGGTGGCTTTGCCCCCGTATTCACCTCTAACCAAGACTATGTCTTGATTTTCCGGTAGACGTTCCTTCACGCTTACCCACGGTGATTGCTTAGCCTGCCATTCGGCACCGGCTATAAATCCCTGATAATACGCCGGGAATGCACTACCGCTACTCCTGCTTTCAGCGAAGAAATGAGCCGCTTCTTCTACCGTCTGTCTCTTATCAATATCTCTTTCCATGATTTTAAATAATATTTAAATATTGCTAACCACACATTGTTAGTACACGGTAAACCTGTATATTTGCATTGCGTTTGGTTGGAACATTAACACCTCCAATCTGGTGAACTGTCATTCACCTCATTGTCCTATCTCCCTTGTCCGAGAAAAGACACAAGCCCATTGTCCTGTAACTTTGGGCTTTTTTTAGTTTCGCTTGACAGGGCGTAGCTAAATATAGCTTGACGATGCAGGTCGTCAGGCAAATCGGAAAGGAGGTGTTTAATGTGGAAGACCAAACGCGCGAAGACCGCAAGACTCGTATTTTCTGTCGCTACATAGTAAAGAATGGTAAGAGAATCTATCCTAAGACCTCTCGTTATTTCTCTTTCTTGGTGAGCGATAAAAAGTAAGCCTAGCTGTTTTTTAGGAGATGTGCAGGCATCTCCTTCCTTTATTAGTCTATAAGCGTTACCTTAATCATTTGATCCTCCTTTCTCTAAAATATCCTTACAAGCCTTGCTATCGCACCTTACCGGTTTTTGATGGAAAGCGCACCAAGCGTCCCCGTTAGCGTCTTCATCCTCGATAAGTCGGCAATCGCCGCATTTATCTGTTAGGTATTTCTTGTCAAGGTATCCTTCCTTGATAAGCCATTCAATCATATTCACAACAGCATCTAAGACATTCTTTTTCATAACCTCATGCTTGCAGTCGTATCCCAGTTCTGTGTATTGGATGAACCAATACACGCTATCTTTTGTGATTTCCAAACTTAAATCGGGTCGGTTGCGTTGTGAAATCGTGGCAGGAAGCATGTCTATCAGCTTGGATAGAGACCAAGCTGGATAACGACCAACCATATCTAATAGCCCCGACTTGTCCATCCAAGGTTCAACTAACTGATCTTGGACATTATCAATTGACCAATCTTCGGTTTCCGTTATGCGTTGCAGATAGAAGTCTGCCGTCTCCGGTCTCACCCCGGCCTCTAATAGCCGAGATGATTGTTCTTTATTCGTGCAAATTTGATTCATGATTTCTATTTATTAGCAAAATTTTAAATTCCATCTTTCCCCATTAAGATTAGGGAAATGCCTTAATCTCTCATCTTCAAGTTCCTCCTCTGAGAACAGGGGAATTCTATGGTTGTACATAATATTCCCCATATATTTGCCTTCGCTATACACATGAATGGTTTTCTTTATTTTCTTCATGCTTTATCCTCCTTCTTGTTGATCGCCTCATGAAGCGAATTATACACCCGGGCGAATATTTTTCTTTGCTCTTTGTCTTTTAATGAGTCCGCAAACTTGTGCATGACCATCTTCTTCTTGTTATCCCAGATTATCCGTGCCTTATCCACGCCGTCAACAAACAATATATGCGGATATTTACCCCATTGTATCAATATGCCATTATCGATAAGATCTGTAATCTCCTTTGGCATTAGCTCTTTATTACGGGCCATGCCTATGAGCTTACCTTCCTCTCGCTCTATGGCCGACTTGGTTTTGTCTATCTCCTTTTGGAGATTAGATATAGCGTTGTTCTGCCTGTCCCATCTTCGCATAGTGGCCGGGCCGTTCCTCTTATCGTTAAGAGGTTGCCCGTTAGCGGAGGCTACATCCCCAAAGTGTTCGTTGATCTTTTTGTCTAATTTATCCTCTTTCTTTTTAAGAGAGGATTTTAGTATCTTTAGTCTACTCATATCTACCCCTCCTGAATAATTACGCACTCGATTTGTTCGTCATACGTCACGTCCACCGGATCGTACTCATACTCTCCATCGGACGTGCGGATCATTACCTCCGCTTCCGGGTCTTGCTCTTGGAGAAGAGCGATTAGTTCTTTATTTCTCATAATTTTCTCCTGTTGATTTAAGGGGTACCCCTTGGACGGAATACCCCGGGTAAGTATTAGTTCTGCTCTGCGAGTTTCTTGAACTCCCCAAGCAACATATAGATAGTGGCGATATCGTCCTTGAAACGATCCACCGTTTCCTCGTTGATGCACCATGAGTAGTTGAATACCAAGTCCATCAGCTGGTCGCACACCTCGGAGGGCGTGGTGATCTTGTTCATGAACTCGTTGAACGAGGTGAAGTCGTATTGCTTAGATAACATGGAATGGAATGTTAGGTGTTATACGGCCTTCCAAGTAATCGTTCAAGTAGTCACGAAGACGCTTGATCCTGTCTTTATCGGACATAGAGAACATAAATTCCTCTTCCGCGTCTTCTGTGCACACTGATATGACTAATATCGGTTTCTCTGTTCCGGCAATAGGCTTATGGTTCTCGTCTACGATGTACGAATATGAAGGCCATAGCTCTATTGTTTCTCCGGACGCTCCGATCAGTACTATTGAGTTATGTTCTTTTTCCCATCTTTCTATCTCTTCCATGCTCATATCATAAGTATGGATATAATCAAGATTCACTTCGCACATAACGTATCAGTTTTTACGGTTAAACACCTCGTCAAGTATCTCGTCCGGAAATACGCTCACGTTGCCCCATCGAACGTCTGGGATCTTGGTTATCTCGACACCCTTTTTCTTGCATAAAGAGCTTGCCTTTCTTCCCATCGCCCCGTATCGTTGGACGTCAAGCTTGATATTGTTTCTTGACACGTAAGCTACGATAGTCGATCTTTTTAGCTCGGTGGTAGTCCGTTGCTTGATATCCTCTATTGTAGACTCTAGCTTTTGCTGTTTCTCCTCAAGTTCTTTAATCCTCCTCTCGTTCTCCACATTTACTTGAGCGAGTTTGAGAATAAGTTCGGAAGGTGATAAAGGTTTGTTAAATTCTTCCTCGCAAGCAATGAAGTAACGGCGGGCTTGCTTGCCTTTCTCGTTGCCTTCCACCATGAAGATCTCCTTAGCAGATTGAATTGTTAATGCGTATTCTGTCCTTGTGGAATAACCTTCGTTTGCAGTTTCATAATTTTCGGAAGCTGTAACATAGTCCACGTTTTCAATAAGATCGCATTTTTCAATCCTGTTCTTGATCCAATCAGCGAATTTTTGTTTACTCCCCAAGAACACATGAAGTGCCCTTGCATTGACGGCTTTCTTGCCATTTCTCTCATTAATGGGGATTAACGCCCCTACGTTTGTTGTAATTTCTGCCATTTTTGAAGTTCTTTAGGCATTACAGGAAAGTTTTGTGCTGCATCCCTATTTAGCAGGGCAAGCGAAAAGCGGTTGCTTCCGACCCGTTGAACTTCACCACATAGGCAGTGGGCGCATTAACGCTCCACACGGGAGAAACAACCGCTATATCATATAGATGCAACGATCTTACAAGCATAAAAAATGCCCGCTATATACGGCAGGCTTCCGCTTGCCTATGTGTATGAAGTTCGCTGCAAATGTACCACTTCTTTCCAAAACGCCAAATAAAATCATTGAAAAATTATCCCGCCCTTTCAAAAGCCTTGTTAAACACCCTCGGATCAAGTATCGCATTCGTTATCGCCGTGAATGCCTTCACGATCCCGGGCTGCTCATTTAAGTTTATTCTCACGTCCTTCCCGGTGACCTCGCTTGATAACCGGTCGCTCAGGTCTCTACCTTGTCCAGTGCCAGATAGGATAGGGGATTGTAGGCCAACGGGACGATTTTCCGCATCCTGTCGCCGAAATCGCTTATCGTGATCCTAGACATCTGCGCCAACATGTTTATCGTGGATGACAGGGATGCGATCCGGTTCGTCATGCCCGATACCCCGTGATCCAACAATATCTGGCTGATCGTGTAGTAGTACCGGTCTATGTGGGGCTGCACGTCCTCCTCCATGCTTTGCGTAATCTCGGCAAACGCCTCCTTGTTGGCCTTGGCTATCCGGAAGATGTTGGTGTTATAAGCGTCTATCTCTTTTTCGATAGCGTTGGCCGTCCGTTTTGCGTTATGCCTGTAGTGCTCGCTATTCCTCATGGCTTCCATGAGCGAGACCGTGTAGTTATACACTTGGTCGTTCACGAAAAGTACCATGTAGGTTAGCGATGTGACAAGGCCGTTCGTGTCCTTGTCGATCTCTTCCCAATCGTTGTATTGCTTCATGACTTATTTATCGAATTTGATTTGGTACAGGTGGAAACAATTCTCGTGCAGGTTAACAAATTCCTTACGTGGAGGGAATATCTGAGCTACCTGCATGCTGTCCGGCATAAACTTGTATCGTATCTCTTTCAGTTCGTAATATCCGAGCGTGTGATTGGCTGATACGGACAGATGCCATTCACCCATTTCCTTATTTATGAGAATATCCTTTCCTTTGTAGGTGAACATACCCGTCTCGTAGACTCCGTGCTCATCCTCGATATGCTCATATATGAAATCGATCGGAAGCATCGTAAATGCCATTGGTAATGGCCGTTTATATTTCTTCAATTCCTCATTTGTCATTTTCTCTGTTTTTTAATTTATCTCATCATAGATGAATGCAGTTTTCAACTATGATGAATGATTAAACCTCTGTTTTAGCGAACACAACACTCTCGTGATCCGGCCTCAGATGAGCCATGCAAGCCTTGCTGTACTCGCAATCCCTAGCTCCATCGCCCCGGAACAGGCATCCCCTGCATACGACCGCTTTCCCTTGGTATATTGCCTCGAAGCGCTTGACTTGCACCCTGTTTGTCCCGACTTGGATAACAAAGCCGGTAGGGGTGTTTCTCAATCTCTCTGTTATTTCCATGTTACTCTATATCAGTTTTTTTTACCCTGTAATGTGTCCCATTGATCTCTTTAACGGCAAAGTCAGAGAACGTTGCCTCTCCCTTGGACACCATCTTACATACGTCGTTGTAAGAGTATAGCTTGGCTCTCTTGTCAAACTTGATGATATCCGCTATGTTAAGCTCCTTGTAGTTGAAATTGTCAATAAGATGGTTGATAGCGTCATTAAGCCGTTTTGTGGTGAACTTATTCGCCCTTACCCTTTCCGCTAACAAATTGAAGAACGGATCTCCCATTTTCGGGAATGCGGTCATCAATCTGCTGATAGATACGGCTATTTCTCGTGGATCAGCTAAATCCCCGGTATAGAGACTTACGCTACACTCACCGTTTGGATTCCTCGAAATCGGCTCGGGCGATTCCCTCTGCGATATTTCGAAGGAACTCGTTTGGATCACGGTTGCATTGTTGAGTATTTGCCCTATTTTTGTTGTCATAATTGCCTGATATTACTTTCTCGAAATTAGTTGGCTTGATAAGCCAGTCAAAAGAGGCTCGCCCGCCCTTTTTATTCTGGCCTTTGAGAAAATCGCTGTTTAAAGCCATTTGTATCATCCTCGCGAAGGTTTCTTTCCCGTATGTCTTGATACGTGCGTTTATCATCCCTTTTCGCTTGTCTGACAGAGGCATCCGTATATTTCCGAACGCTCCTTGCGTTTTTTCATTGAAAAATTTGACAAGTTCCGCGTAATCAATCCGTCCATCGTGCGGCTGTGAAGTCGCACATACAGGAGATTCGTTAGAATCTTCTGTTATATTTTCCTCTTCCTTTTCCTCTTCCTTTATAGGCACTGATTGTTCAGTGAACGTTCCGTGATTAATCAGTGATTGTTCAGTGAATTTTGATAAGATATTGTCTAACTTGTTTTTAGGTATGTTCAAATCGTCAACATTCGGTCGGTTTATCACTTGATGCCGAGCGAATTTAGGCAGATATATGAAATTCTCATTATTATAAGAGAACTGACATATAAATCCATTTGTCGCAAGCTCTGATAACCATTTCTCAAACTGTTGAACCTGAATTTGGTCATACGGGAATATCTTAGACTTTAACCATATCGTGTCACCGATCACAACGCCGACATCATCGGAGAAAGTCCATAATCCTATGTATAGGAGTCTGGAGTCTCTGCTGATCTTACCTATTTTGGAATCGTCCCAGAATTTAGGCTTAATTGTCCTTATCCGTGCCATGCTTATTTCTTTTTAGGTGTGTCATTTTTATGTAGTTTTATTTTTTAGACAATACAATATACCCCCCCGGCCTAGACCGGGGTTTTTAAAATTTAATACGTGAGTAGGGTAGGGCTATTTGATAGTCCTCTTGATCTCGTCCATCAACCTCTCTGTTATCCTCTTGTCGTGCCACTCGTGCCATTCGGTGAATAGCCCCTTGGCGGCGATGAAGAAGAAGCATGAGTTCTTTAGCTCCGTCTCTTGCGAAGACGTGATGCGTGCCCATTTTAGCTGGTTCTTCACGTGCTCCAGTTCCTTGGAAAGCCGGTCGTTCTCCTTGGATAGGCGGTTGATGCGGATAGTTTGTTGACGTGCTGTTGGAGTACTCATAGCGCACCTCCTTCCAGCCCGGCTAAAATGAATGCGGACATCAATAAGATTAGTACCTTGACATAGCCGATAACGTCGTTCTTGTTATCGCACTCGAGCAAGCCGAATGACATGAAGGTTAATAGCTTGGCGATGGATCGCCATGATAGGAAGCTCGTTTCGTGAGCGGACGTGGTTGTGCAATTACTGTTGTTCGTTACACTCGCAGATTTCATAGGACTTGGCATGTTAATGAAATTTGAGTATATAAAAAAGGCTATCGCCCCACGAACCGCCAAGTCCAAGTTAAAACACAAGTGTCGTAACCCATGTGGATTGATAGCCTTTATATCTTTGTAGATATAACACGCCATGTCTAGCCATAAAAATAGCTACGACAAACTTATTTTCTAATACTTGAACTGGCGGGTCCACTGCAAAGATACAACTCAAATTCAAAATGCCAAATGATTTGCTTTAAAAATATAGGACACGCATCCTAGTGATGTGCTATAGTGGTGTCGGTTGAGATGGATTGATAACCTCATTGTCTCGTTTTTGCTCTTTCCATTCCCTGAACTCTTTTAACTCAAGCAAAGAGTGGAAACCTCCTAGAACGAATGAATATACCATTGGGAGTTCTTGTATCGTATATCCTCCAGCTTTGCTTAAAAGAGACATCCTCAGTTTGATGTCTCTTTTTTCTCTTAGATAGTTTAAGATTTCTATTATCATGATTTAATCATATTGATTGCTCTTTTTAAACACCAAACAAATTGAAGTTTTTTTAGAACCACGGGATATATCCCGGTGGCGTGTTGTCCTTGTTCTTGAATCTTTTTAGATGCTCTTCCACGTTCAATCCCTCCCTTACGAGGATGATCGTGTTCTTGTCAACCCTTACGGGTATCCTCTTGAATTTAGGCTCCGGGAGTATATCCCCGTTTGCCTTAGTGTTCGCTTTGATAGTTCTCATATAAGTTATCGTTGTTTGTAGTTGTCACAATACCGTAGGGAGTTAGCTACCCTCCCGGTGTTCAATATCTCGCACCATACGGCCAGCCCCTTGTGAGGATGTCCGTTGGCGCAATCGCCACATTTCACCTTTTCTTGCTCGTCTTTCTTCTTAGCCATATCACCAAGTCTTTATTTTTATTGGTAGATCGGCGTACCACCAAGCCAGAATCGTAGCGTCACGTTGGTCTTGGTTCGTTCTCTTAGGCAAGGGACCGACTATGTAGGAGAGTTCCTCATGGGTTATCTTGCCCTCGTCCCCTTTCCAATGCTTGGTCAAAGGCTTTACCTCCTCGCAGGGAATCCCTATGTGCTCGCACATCTGGAGAAGCAATATCCCGGTTTGCTGGTTACGACCTACATACTTGGCTATCCTCTCGCCGGATTTACCCCTAGCCTTATGGTAGTTGCTTTTTTCGTTAAGCCATCCGGCCTCGACAATGACCACTATGTCTACCCCCTTGTATCTCTCTCTTGCCTCCTTTATGAAATCGACCAACACAGGGAAGGGGAGGCTCTTTAGAATTAGCTGTCTCGTTGAAGGAGACAGTACGCATATACCGGATTTATCTATGTCCGGGTCAACGGCTATCACTAAATCATGTTTTTTCTTTCCCACGAATTCCTCCTTTCTTTATCGTTTATTAGTAAGAATACGGCCAATATCAATGCGATCAGTCCTAGTATTGCGGTGATAAGGTATATGGCCATTGTCAAGTGATCTAAATTCTGTATTGTTTCCATAATTATATGTTTGTTATTCGTGGACGGTGCCGGGATCGAACCGGCCTCTTTACGTCATGCGCACTCCGTAACGTTTCATCCCGGAATACTTACCGCCCGAAATCCCCGCGTATCCTCACGGACGGCGGGGATAAAAACTAAATCTAATACCATGAAAAACACACTCTAATATTAATATCCTTAGTTCTGAATCTTTATTAAATCGGGTATCGCTCCATAAATGGGGGTACGACCATCCCATTTGTCGATAAACTGCTTGTAAAGAATTTCTTTAGTCAATCCTCTCGAGGTGATTAACGCTTGTTCCGTTTTCAATTGCTCCAACTCGTTGCGTTTCCGTTGCTCCGCTATCTGCTGGTCTAAAACCGAAATATTGGTGTTAACTTCATTTCTACTATCGATTTTCTCGCGAACCGCCTTGGAAAACTCTAATTGCGCTGAGAATGTGAGTAATTGAAGACCTCTTTTCTCGAATTCCTTATCTACAATCTGCTCAAGGCGCTTCTCAAAAAGAAGAGAACCTCCGTCTGCCATTAAGCTATCGGTCTTATGTTTACGGCTTTCCTCCTTGATCAGGTCATAGATGCGAGGTTCTAGTATGTTATCCTCCAATGATTGCATGAAACCGTCTTTGCCTGATTCCGTATCGGCCTTGTCTATGTGCTTGTTATCGAAAACAACGTCTATTGCCCTGTTTTTGATGACCTTGTAGGAGTAAGTGGGGCGTGCGTTAAACTCCGTATTGTCTGCGGCTTTTAACGTGACAGGGCTTCCGAACTCGCCTCGTTGGTCGAATAGCGGGACTTGAAATAATTCCGTGCCCCATTCCCAAGTTGAAACCCTGCCCGATACGACCTTGAAATCATCCTTTCCTTGTTTCCCGTAATTTTCCATCAATACCCCAGCGTAATTAGGTGCTACACGTTCACAAGAGGATAAAAATACCATAGCGATTATCGCTATAGTAAAAAACTTAAAACTTGTCCTTTTCATTCTTGATAAAATTAAATAGTTTATAAATTATAAATAATGAACTAGTTAACATAATGACTATTCCTATCCATGCGTCAACATGGTTAAAAACTCTGTTCCCTACCGGAATAAAGGCTATGGCCAATATCAATACCCAATGTTTGTTGATAAAATTTCTCATATTTGTTGGTTTAGTGCCTCATTGTATAAAGGCATGATTAATCCGATACTGCTTACGTCTTCTACCATGCTGTCAAAAATGATGGCATCGTTAACGCCCTTGAAAGTAGCCGTGCATTGATCGCATTCATATAAAGCTTTCCTCATTATGTCGAATAAGCCCATGTTAAAGGATATTTGAGGAAGCGGAACGCTGGGTTTTGCCAGATGATTTTGTATCACTTTCTCTGCGTCTGGATATTTTAAGTTCTCATCCGCGAAATAGAAGAACGCCTTGTCATTCTTCTTATGGCACTCTATTCCGTCATCAGAGATAAGGATGTCATCATATTTCAACATGTCCTTAAAAAATAGACTATGCAGCAATTTGCCGTCTAACGCCTGTATCATGGCTTCGTCAAGGTTTGAGCATTCGGATATCCTGTTTTTAACGATAATACGTCCGTCACTGGCGTAGGCCCAATCTCCCTTGAAATATACGCATTCCATAGCGGGACGGTTATCGTCCTTTGCGCAAGCCAAAAACATTTGTACGTTCTTGTCAAAGTTGTAAGAACCTTCTTTTCTCTTTCCCATATCATTAATATTTAATATTATATTTTCTTCTTTCGTATTGTGGGACATACCCTTTGCAAGGAGTATTCCCGTCAAGTAAGGCCGATTCCGGCCTCACAGTTTCCCCTTCTTTTTTAGACGGGTCTGTCCAATACCTCTGCCGTTGATGGCAAAGGCAATGTCTTTTACAGCAATCCTCATTGAGGCAGTATTTAAGATCTCTCATTTTTCTTATAGGTTTCTGGCTTCTTGACCTCCTTTTTAAGAAGTCTGGCCGCATCCATGTATTTGACGCTGCCATAAGGAGCGGTAATAATAATGTTTGCATGCCTCACGATCTTATCGATAAGGTAATTTGGAGGCCTGTCGCTTTTTCTCATCTCCTGTAGTATTGTTGATACATTTCCTCGTAGCCGGGATCGCCGAAATAGGGAAGATAGCAACCCAGATCGGTTTGCGCCCAGACTTTCATCTTATCCATGAGTGAGGACAGCTCGGAGGTTGTCATGGAAGATGTCTGGTAATCCACCATCTGTGTCTCTCCGGTGATCTTGTTCATGTCCTCTCTCATTCCTAGTAACGCTCTCTTGACATCCCGTTTGCAATCCTCCAAGGAGGTATAACCGGCATGATCTGCTATCACTTGTATCCATAAGTGGAAGAGAGCGTTTTGGTTCAAGGTTCTTTGCTTCCTTTTCATTGATACCTCGATGAATTCCCCCGATTTAATGATCTTATTGAAATAAGTTATCGCTCTCTCCCTGTCGAACGCGTTTCTCGTGTTGAATACCATACATCAAAAAGGTAAATCGTCTATGGGTTGAGCCATAGGCGGGAAATCAGATTGGGATGGAATGTCGTTGGCGGTCACTTGAGGTCTGGAACCGGCGTTGTCGCTCTTTCCGCATAACATGATATCGTATGCCAATATATCGGTAACATACCGTTTTATACCGTCTTTCTCGTACTCCCTGTAATTGATCGTCCCTAGGATTGTCACCTTGTCTCCCTTGTGGATGTATTTCTCGGCTATCTCGGCCAACCCACGCCATGCCACGACGTTATGCCATTGCGTCTTCTCAGGCACATCCGTGCCGTCCTGCCTCTTGTAACCTCCGGTGGAGGTGGCCAAGGAGAATGTCGCCGCCTTGACCCCATTATCGAAAGTCCTTATTTCCGGATCCTTACCTACGTTGCCTATCAATAGGCATTGGTTTATGCTCTTGCTCATGCTCTTTTATGATTTGTAGATTGGTAAATTATCGAATAGCCCCCTGAACTTGGACCATTGGACGAACTCCTTAAGCAATATACGATTGTCTTGCTCCATGGTGTTGTACCAATGACATCCGACAGCCGGGGCGTAAGGCTTAAGCTCCAGTCCACGGACATCATAACCATGTTTGTCCTTGTCGTATCCAACGAACTGGAACAAGTCGAAAAAGAAGTCTCCCACGCCGAATAGCTCCATATAGAATCTCCACTGGCAACTATCCGTGTAATCGGAGTCCTTTATAGGGGAGTATTTCGTCTTTATGTCCCTTATCTCAAGTCCGTTTATGATATCGGCACAACCCGTTATGACTATTTCCCCTATGTCCATGTATTCCCTTATCTCGTGGAAGGCATTAGGGAAGCGGTCCTTGTATTCCAGAGCTGTCTTGCATTGTTTCAAGTCCAGCTTCACGGGGTAGCCGTCTATATCGAACTCCCTCCCCGGGATCTCCATCTCCGTCCCCGGGATCTTTTTGTATCCGAGGGTATCACCTTCCACTATCTTATGAAAGGCCGTCCCCACTCTCGTATACTGGTTTCCCGTGAATTGCCCGGTGAGATTGTCTATGACCGATCGCTCGTCATCATATTCGGAATGTTCCGTTATGTAACGCCTGAACTTCTCCAGTTGGGTCACCCTAAGCAACCTTTTCATCCTTGACGAATTTACCCGTTTCCTTGTTAAATACGAATCCTTTCTCTCCTAGGACTTTTATCATCTTCTCCTTGAAAGGTCTCTCGAATACCTTGTTTAGAGATTGTTTTATCTCTATCATACGGTTCGCCTCTTCCTCCGTCTCCACGGCTTCCAGCGCTATATTCGCTCGATCCAGCGCTTCCATAGCGATCCTTTGTTCCTCGGTCTTGCTTTGTATGGCCTTTTTAACCTTTGACACTATACCGGCCATGAAGGAGGGAAACTCCGTTGAGTTGCATTCAGGTATCACGGTTGGCGGTATTTGCGCCACGTTCTTCCCTACGGTGGTATCCGTAGGATCGAAACATATGGTTCTCTTTCCGTTTATCATGGTGATAAACCCCACTTGATCCGCTATACGGATCAACAGGTCCTTGGATTGTCCCGTGCAGTCCGGGGAATGCTTTATCAAGTCTCCCTCTTGGGTCTCCTTGTCATGGCATACGAAGATGATATCCGAGCAATCGGATCGTCTCCTGTTGACGAAGTTCTTGAACTCGTCCGCTATGTAACCGAACAATTTAAGCTTGTTCTTGCTCAGCTTGTAATCTTGCTTAACCCCGTATACGGCCAAGAAATCATCCAGCATTGATTTCGCCGTGTCCACTATAATGGTTTTATATCCTTTCATCGAGCCTTCCTCGGAAAGAATATCCTCCCATGTTTGCGCCGTAAGCGTGTCAACTTGATTCGCCGCCCGGTCAAATCCCCGGTCGCAATCGATCAATAATGGGTTCTCGCTCGTGTTGGAAAGAGATGTCTTTCCTGTTCCCGGCGTGCCGTAAATGACCATGATAATAGGTCTAAGCGGCCTAACGTCTGTTTTCTTTAAAATAGGCATAATATTTATTTTTAAAATGTTTCGTCAGCCTCCGGGAGTCGAACCCGGACTAAGACCATCGGCCGCCCTGCCCTTATTACCGTGTCCCTTTCCACCGGGCCAATGATATCGTCATGGCCTACCACTTGTCTAGGATATCGGTTGCCGGTCTGGGTCGGGGTTGCACCTCGTAAGGGCGGGATGTTACCAATTATATGAATCACATAGGAACCTAAGTTCCTCCATGCTCTCCTCATATTCCTCGTTGTCTTCCTCCCCGTCGTACTCGTAATCTCCGTCGGGGTCTTTGATGTAGATGTCTCTCATATATCTTGATTTGTGGGCCTCCGGGAGTCGAACCCGGCCATCCCCATGTTAGGGGCGCTCTACCGATAAGCTAAGGCCTTGAATTTATTCGATCTCAATAATCTCGAATTTTCCTTTCTTTATATATATCTTATGATTGTAGTAATCTTTGACTATTCCATGATCGGAAACTGTATTTATGTTCCCTGTGCAATCCTCAACATATGAGTTATCGTAAGCCTCGACCTTGGCAGAGCCGTAAGCCTCGACCTTGGCAGAGTCGTAAGCCTTGACCGTGGCAGAGCCGTAAGCCTCGACCGTGGCAGA